TGTCTGTCGACGCATCGGTTGTAATAGTGATATTTGTACCTGCCACCAATGTTAGTGTATCAGTAGCAGAATCCGCCACCACGTTTGACTGGCCCGACACTGCTATCGTCGAGAATGTACTTTGATCACCGGTATTAGTTCCTGATAGATTTGATGCCGATATTGCTCCGGTAAATGTCGCTCCATCAAGTTTTGCTAATTGAACCCACGATCCCCAAACACCGCTTGACATATAACGGATATAAAATCTGTTATTAACAATCTCGTGGTACATCTGGCTTTTAGCGTTTGATGTCCATTGATGGTGATATAGTGTACTTCCGTTAACAGTAGCACCGACAGGGTAATTCGTTGCACCGGCAGATACTTTGTAAATACCTGATACTGTTATCGCATCTAAATCAGTAGTAATAGTAATTACAGTTATTATCGGTGTCCATTCTGACCAAGTACTTGTTGTTTTATGCCTTATCCAAAGTCGGTTATTCACAATTTCGTGATACATTTGACTTGCAGCCGTTGAATCCCAATTATTGTGATAAAGTGTACTACCATTCAATGAAGCTGTAACAGGGTAATTAGTTGCACCTGCCCCAATTCTATATACACCGGTTATAGTAATGGTATTTACATCACCAATATATAACCCTTGCGCATACTTATCATAGTCGTGCGTATGTGATGTTATTGCTCCTGTTAATTTTGCTTCAATAGTAGCTTTTGTTTCATCACCGGTATTTGTACCAGATACTGCATCTAATGCTGTTCTATTTGAATGAGTTATCGCAGTCTTCTCTGCATCAGTCACATAACGTTTATTCGTACTATCAGCAATATCAGCTGTTGTAGCATCTGCGCCGGCAGTAACTAAACCTTTTGCATCATATGTGATTTTGGTTTTGGTTGCTCCAGTTATCGCGACATTTGCAGCAACAAAATCTAAAGGATCTGTATATGTAGGTGCTCCTGCAGCATCAAAAGATGCTAATCTGATAGAAGCCTGATTACTTGTATGGTTTGCAGTTATCCATTCTCTATTACTTAACAAGGCATGATCGGATGCTCCACCAGTTGCAAGAATTGCTCCAGATGAGGTGGATACTCTTACATCTATAAATGTAGTGTTTACTAGTTTAAATTTAGCTGTAGTGAATGCACCGGTTGTATTATAATGAAAAGTGAGTCTGTAAAATGGAACTACTTCTTGTAGTTCTAGTTTATTAAGCCCAACCAGGTTATTAAATTGAAATGGTGCTTCTCCTAATGCTGTTGTCAATGTACTATTGCTACTTTGACCCTGCCCTAATATCGCAATAACCGGCTCCGACGTGAAATTAGTGGCTAATAAGTACATTGGGAAATACCTATTGGCGGTCATATTTGTAAATCCACCAGCTGTTGTGTTATTAAACTGACATACAGCCGCTGCAATAGTAGATGGGGTTATAGCAGCTCCTCCAGATACGCCAAGGAAGTCTGTTGTAGTAAGTCTTCTCCATATGTAATTTCCACCTGCCGCCGAACTGATGTAATATATAGGAATCCTCCCTCCTACAACTATTGCATCACCTATTGTAGCACCTGTTACTGATGTTATAGTAAATGTAGTACCAGTACCTCCAGTAACAACCGTTGCATATCCTCGTAATGTTTGAGTATTACCGTTCATTACTGTAATTGATTGACCAGTAATTAATGTACGTGATGACGGAAATACTATTGTTGTGGCATTGGTTCCGACTGCTGCGAGATTTGTAAAACCTAAGAATTGATAAACAAATTTATCCCAATCTGTATCTGGAGTGGCTGTAGTTGATGTAATAGATAAATCTGAATGAGCTATACCGTTTTTAATATCCTCATCAAAAAAGTAACCACCACTAACTTGTAGTATTGCCCTGGCTGGTGAGTTGTCTGTATTAGAAGCTAATAAAGTAGAACTTATTCCATTATATGCACTAACTATAAATCCAGATTGATATACTGCACCTTGTGCATGGTTTCTAGCATGGTTGTAAATATCCCTACCGAATGTATGCTTTTCGTTTCCTACCCAAGCTACAGTGTTTCCTGTTGCTTCAAAATACATATTCCATAACAAAACATCCGGGTCATTTATTACCCATGGAGTTTTAGTTAAGGCCATTGCCGGGGCATTTTCATCTACCGTGGTTTGATTTATATAAAAGAAATATAAACCTTCACTAGCGGCTGCTGTCTGTGTGTATGCAGCGATATTAGCAGCTGTTACTATAAACTTTCTGTTGTTTATATAATAACTAAAAGATGTATAACCGCCTACAAATTCTATGGATGCCGTAAGATTTCCTGTTGCGTAAGAAGTGGTTAATTTAAATTTCTTCTTTTCTTCAGATGGGATACCTGTACCCATTTTTGCATCAAATGCCCTCTCGACATCAGACGATTCCAAATCGTTAGTGTACACACTATCGAATGAAACATCTGTATTTAATTTAGCATAGTTTGTAATATTTTCTGTAAAATCAAAAAACTTATTTGTATTGTTCCATACTGGAATTAATCCATCCGCATTTAGCGGTGTTCCATTAACATCACTTAAATCTTGTAATTTTGGTACTATAGCAGATACAATATTTATCCTTCCATTTGTTCCATGTTTATACTCTACAATACCTACATTAATTATATAGTTAGGAACGGTTGGGAATACTTTTGTAAGTAATCCATCCAAGCCTACATATACCGGTTTCCCCTCATCGTACGCATTAGTATTTATATCACGAACTACACCCTGAATTGTGACATAACCAAAACCATTAATTGCTATATCTTGTGTTGCTAATCCGACATAAGCATATGCTGCTGGAGTAGTAATATCTACGGTTGTAAAAGCCGTAAATTGTCCTCCTACTGAATCTATCGCTACTGGTTGTCCGTTTACTATTGGTTGGCCGGATGTATTCTTTCCGTATATATGCAGTTCCTGACCATTCTGTAATGTAACTCCATTCTTTAGTCTTGTTGAGTATGTAGAGTTTGCTTCATCCCAAAACATAGAACCGATTGGTTCTAAACCAGTTGGAGAGTATGAGTTGTTAAATGTTATGCCAGTGAATATAGGAATTCCATTAATTACTGATTGTGGAGTAGTTTGATCAAGGTGTAATGATAGCGGATCTGTTTCAGTAATTGTTACCACTGTAGCATTATTGCCAGCATTATCCGTGGCCGCAACAGCGGCTCCTACAAAGTTTAAATTTCCTCTTGCTGTTAGCGGTGTTCCTTCATTTTGTATAGTATGTCCTCCAGATAAAGGGTTTCCGTTTATAGTTATTGTATCTCCTACTATTTCTACTCCTGTATTTGATGTCTTTACATAATTAGAAGTACTGCCTTTAACTTTATAAAATACAGGATTGTATCCTGTAAAAGCTTTTATATCGAATCCTGATCCTACTACAGTACTGCTTATACTTCCTGCAGTCTGATTAGTGTAGTATAAATTTAAATCTTGTTTAGTGGCTGGAGATACAGTTCCAGTACCTCTATATATTACTATACTATATTTCTTCCCGGCCTCTAATACAAGAGGCGATGACAACACAGCATACTTTACTTCTGTATTAGCAGTTCCTATAATACCAGTCTGTCTAAAGTAAGGAGTGTTTAATAAAGGAGTATTTAAAGCGCCTAAAATTTCCCCATCAGTAAATTCTCTATCAAAGACATCAATAACTATATCACTTACATTATTTAATGCAGAAGCTCTAAAATAAATACCTATAGAATCGATAATAGAATACTGATTATTTAAAAAAGTAGCTGAATGATAGGTTTTGGTTCCTGAAACTGTTTGTGGAGGCAGTGTATCTGGTATATCAGATAAAGTCTCTATTTTGTAATCCGTATTTTGTATATGTAACTCAGAAAGATCCGGCTTATTCAGTATTTCAGCCCATCCTGTTACAGCATTCCAATCTGATTTTACATTTTGTAAAACTGCTAATGATGTAAATGTTGTATCTCCTAAAACATCAAAAGTTGCAACAGATTCTGGATATCCTACATGTTTAGATTGTATCCAACTTAAATTTGATAATAGGGCATGGTCTGATACTCCATCACTCCCAACTTCTTTCCAATTCAAATTATTTAGTAAACCAGAATCATAAGATTGGTAATTCAGATAATACTTTTTCATCTCGGATACAACAGATACCTCCATCATAGGGTATCTCTCCACTAACGGAATAACATTCCTTTCTGCTATATCTAATGCTAAGATTTTAGCATCTACAGGTCTTTGAGAAGACAGATGAAAATTAGACGATAACCTTATATCTCCGATAGGCATATCTTAATGTTTAAAAGTATTGTTAAAGTTTACTTGAGTTGTAATATGCTGGAATTCGTACACAAGATAACTAATAGGCACTCCATCTATATCTAAGTTCTCTAATCTGTATGCCCAACCGTTTATTGTCTCAAATCCATTAATATCGAGTATTTTAGATAACAACCCATAACTAGCAGGGTATGCTATATAGTACACTTCCATATCCAATGTATAATTATACGTTTTATCGCCTCTGGCTGACATATCCTCAGAAAGAGCTTGTATCTGTACAGGAGTTAAGCCTGGATCTCCGGAACCATAATAGTATGGGTATGTAACAGGAGGAGGAGGAGTGTTTGGAATTTTATACAAAGCTGTAACACCACTCTTTCTTGCCATCTCCACTGCTCGCATATAAATCTCTCTTTTTGTGTTATTACCTAGATAGTCTACTTTAAGTAGAGATAAAAGTAAATCCATGTAAAGACCGAATCTAAAATCCTGCTTTCCGTAGATATCTAGATTTTTACTTTGCTTTTTAGTAAGGACATCTGTTATGTCGTATTCTTTCGACAGAACATAGTCTATGTTGAATTCCAGTAAATTACTCATAGTAACTTATTTAAGGTAAAAATACATTTGTTATATCATTATTGTAATTACAGTAAGCTTCGGTGGTTAATCCCGACCATGTAGTTCCATTTGTTACATTTGGGATAGGTGTTCCATCTCTTAATTTTGTACATGCCCAGTTACCAGCAAGCCAAACCTGTGTACCTATTTTTACAGTTCTATATATATTTCCATCTATGTCTTCGAGAAATCCAGGATCGGTTGAATCGTCTTTTATTAATCGTATATTGTCTCCAAACTTTTTATTGTTACCATTAATATAATAATTATCATCCCCAGGTAAAAGCATTATTTCATATCCAGACGTAGTAGGAGATGGAAATTGTGTTGCTGTCCAAAATTTAGCATAGACTAGCATATTTCTAAATACACCATCTGAAGCATTTCTATCTCCATCAGCTCTTGCTGAAAACCCACTAGTGTTATCAGCAATATTAGGATCATTCCAATACGTTAATCCTGCTTCTTTTAATTTACCACCTGAAACACTATTTCCTCCTAATTCAGTACTTAATGCATTAAACTCAGTATTACTAGGTACATGCCATCCAGCAGGTGCAAATAAAGGGTTACTTGCTGCATACCAATTATATAACCTTCCGTACTTTATATTCGAAACTACAGGTGTAGGAGGTGAACCTCCTAACTGATTTTGACCAAAAAACATTCCCATTATGATCCTTGATTAGTATATTCAACACCAAAAGTCACAAATAAATTAGTACCATCAAATGTGTATGATAGTATAGTAATAGCTCCTGCAGTTTCTGCTATAGCAACAACTCCTCCTCCATTATTAACTACGAATGGTGTAGGTGTTATATCTAGTGTCCATGCACCAGTTCCATCTTGTGTAACAATAACATTACCTTCACAACCAGATTCTAGATTTTTAAAAATAAGTGTTGAATCAGCCTCTAGTAAAAGTTTTGCGTTCTTTGTAAATCTTGAATCTAGTGTAAATGTATCTTCCTCATTTGGTAAGTCCGAATAAGCTATATCAAAAATATTTTTAATGGATAGTTCTTTTGTCTCTCCATTAGGTAAAGTAACATCTACCTTTTCAGTACCATTCGGTACAATTCTCATATCTTCCATATTTATAGTTTTTTTTTAATATTTAACAACATAAACACCGCCAATAATCCAACATCCAGATCCTTCTCCACAAGGAGATACATCTATATTTAAAAAGTCATCTCCAGAGTTTTCTACTACAGCCTCAACCTTATCCCATGCTCCTAGAGCCTGTTCTGTTTGACCGGCAGTAACATAGGTAATAGCTGCTTTAATGTATAAATGAAGCATGAATAGCTCATTCATTTTCTTTTCATCATCAAGGGCAAGTGTTTTATTTGCCAAGCAAATCATAGCGTAGTACGCATTTATTAATGTCTTTCCAGTAATAAAGTCTGGTCCTTCATCTGTTTCTACAACTATTGTAAATGGGCCATCAAACACATCTTTATTGTATACAGCTGCTATTTCTGGAGTGTTAACAGAAAACTGGTATTCATAAGAAGGATTAGATGGTTGAATGTAGGCATCTAAAATAACCGGGTTTTCATTCAAGTAAGCGTCCCCTATGTAAAGGTATAACTTAGTAATTTGGTTGGCTACAGGTACTGTAATTTTTGCGTACATTGTAGTAAAATCTGCTGATAGGTAATATTCTTCTATTATAGTCATGTGTATAATTTTTCGTTAAAGATACGAATAAAGATATAATAAAGAAAAAAGCCTGCCCGGATAGGACAGGCTTTTATTTGTCAAAAGCTGAAATTAAACAGCAGGAGCAGCTCCAGCAGTATTGAAAGCAAGCAGTATGTCTACGTTTGCTAAAACGTGTCCATTAGCTGTTTCGATTTCTGAAAGCTCATTAATTACTTGTGTCTTGTAATTTTTAGACGCAGAAGAAAGAGCTTTAGGTTCGAAGTTATTTCTCCAACCATTGTAACGATATGGATCCTGGTTTCCGAAAGCAAACAGTTCTCTTGCGTGAACAAATTTACCTAAACCAACACCATTTGTACCAGCTACAGTTACAGTACCGGCTTTTACATCCACTGCAGGGCCAGAAACAAGACCTGTGTTAAAACGAACAAATCTTCCATCTTTTTTGTGAGGCACATAATCTTGAGCAACACCTGTAATGGTGATAACACCTAAAGCTGAGGTAGCAGTAATAACTGTATTACCTTCTCTTGCTAAAGAGGCATTTAACGACTTAGTCAAAGCAGTAGCAATAGTTGTAACAGTGTCGCCTGTAATAGCTTTGTAAATACCTTTTTGAACAAAGACACCGGTTTGACCCTTAATCTTTTGCTCTACATCTAAGATGTATACAGTACCTACTTCTACTGTAGTGATTGTAACTGTCTCAACATGAGCTACAGCAGGTACATAAGCACCTAAAGTCCATGCTACAAACTTTTTAATGTATGAAGATTCGATGATATTATTAGCATCGATACGCAGTACATACCTACCTTCATCACCAGCAATACCTGCAGTATTGTCTTTTTTGAAGAATCCTAATTCACCATTAGGCAATGCAGCTACGTTAGCAGCATTTGATTGTGCATTAAGATCGCTTACAAGTACTTGAACTACATTTTTTTGAGAACTCATAATAATTTGTGTTTTAAATTAATAACTAAAAACTAATTAAGGTTTTTGGGCCGCAAAAATCTTTGTGTCTTCTACAACAGCTTTAACTGCTATGTTTATTATATCCATAATTTCTGCATCTGGAAAAGAAAATGATGTAGTTGCAGAAGATTCTCCATGGATAGATAAACCATCCGGTAAAGTCTCTAGTATTATTGGATTAGCTTTTAAAGCTATAGTTGCTGTATATTTTGAAAGTGTTGTTCCTACTGGAACATACAACTCTACATTTCTTAATGGTACTGTACTGATGTTAGATGTTTCTTTTAAAACCCTTACACATCCATGTCTGTAGTGTGGTTTTCTGAAAGGATTTTGAAGTGAGTCTATTATTTCTGATAGCCTATCTTCTACAACTTGAAATTCTTTATTATTATAGATAGGGTTTGTAGAAGTCAATAATACTTTATCCCTTAAAACTTGTTTAATTTCACTGGCAAATGCGACTGTGTATCCTCCAAAAAATGTTGGGCCATTGAAAGTACTTATTTCTACAGATTGTACCAGCCTGGCTAATTTGTATGATATAGTTGAACTATCTTCAAATACATCCAGTAAAGCATTATAATAAGTATCCTGTGCTTCGGTAAGATAAATAGATTTCTCATATTCATCTTTCGATATACCTCCAGAGAAAGCACTAAGCTTTGTGTCGAATATGTCACTGATTGTCTTGAGATCCATTGCTTTGTCCGTATTTATCTAAATAATATTGTTCAGCTAATTGTACTGCTACTTCGAGTATTTTAGGGTGAAGAGAAGGAATTAAATCTGTGTTTTGATCGATAACAACCCCTCTTACACTTAATCCTGTACCTGTCAAATCCTCCAAAACTATCGGAGCCGGAAGAACCATATATCTAATTAAATATTTAGATATTGTTACTCCAGATCTACCTATAATTTCTACAGTAGATGTGGTTGCTGCAGATGACTCTATTCTCCATGCAGTTCTCCTTTTAGGGTATCTATAAGGCCTACTTCTTAATAAGGAATATTCTTGAAAAGATATAGGTGTAATAGAATGTCTTTGTGCTGTGTTGTCTTCTACTTCTTCGTTTAATGTTAAAGCTAAACTAGCTGGTAACGCAAATATAACAGAATTAGGGTTTAACTTATCTACTGAAACTGTAGGCACTATACTGTCAACCTTTATAAGGTTGGCTACCAAATCTGGAGAAGATTTCAATACTTGATAAGCTACAGCTTCAGCTGCCTGAGTAAGTATAACAGATTTTTCATAAGGGATAAGCCCTGGAGCTCCTCCCTTAGAAATATTCTGATAAATTATATCAAACTCATTATGGAATTCTGTAAGATTCATTACTATCCTATTTTAGCTTCTATTCTTTGTCTTAACGATGCATTAGCCGGGTTTGATAAAAACTTGATTGCTGATGCCAATGAAGGACTTTCGTTTTCTTCACATAAAGTAATCCCATCTTCTAATGAGAAACTTCCATGGACATCTTTTATAACTCCAGATAACACTCCTCTGGCTACCAAACTCCTTATTTTATAATCTTTAGTTGTGTAAATATTCACAACTTCTTCCGGCTCATTTTCTACCATTTGCCCTAACCTACTAATCAACCAAGTGATAGGTGTATCTGCTGCAACTCTGGTTCCTTTTAAATATAAGAACTCTCGTATATGTTGAGGGTTCAATTCAAGCTTTTCAGCTATCTTATAAGCCTCTTTCTTCACGTTGTATTTAACAACTTCTACATTATCTTCTTCACCCTGGCGAACCATAACAAAGTAATAAGTTGCTTTGTCATTTAATTTTAAATCTGCTAAGCTAGGACTTACAGTGTTAGTGTAGGTAAGGAGTATTTTGTATCGTATATAATCGATTGGGTCAAATAACCTCAAATTCATTCCTTCTTTTGGAACTGAAAATTCGAACTTATCCCAGAAGTTATTCTGGTCTTTATATAACCCAAGTCCCCCTTTATCATAACCAAGCATTTCCTCTAAGAACTTTTGCTCTTCAGCATCTAAAACCGGTATGTATTTAAAAGTTTCTTTAGACTTTTTAGGTACAAAATGTTTCGCTGTACCTTCAAGCATTCCTCCGAAAGCCACATGCTTTACATCTGAAATTGCTCCTCTTTGTTTTTTAATGAACTGAATTTTTACTGTTTCATACGGTAAGGAAAATTCTTCTTTTTCCTTTACCTCTACTTCTGATGATTTCACTCCTGCCTTTGTTGTCATAGTTTATAAAAATTAAAGTTTGTATTAAAAAAGTAAAGGTATAAAAACCTTTACTTTAATTATACTTTAAACTTAATTATTCAAGAATCGATGGTAAAATAACAGCTGTTCTGGATGGGTCGATGATGCAAGCACCAAGGTTAGTATACCTTGAGTAGGTTGCAGAATCTTCCATTGTACCCATATGAGAATTATTTACTTCACCTGTCCAAGGATTTCTAAATCCGGCCATGTATCCGCGAATATCACCAAGTTTGGTAGCAAGTCTCTTAATATTGGCTTTCTCTTTATTACCAAGATAGAAGATATCCAAACGATAAGATTCAGCTACTCCACCCTCAGGATGTTTAATCTTGTTACGAACCTTGTTATCATAAGAGTTATCTACTTCAACCTTAAGAACAATGTTGTTTGGTAACAAGAATTCAGTGAATTGGAAACCGGCTTTTAAAGAATTAGAATGCAGATCCGAGTTTGCTTTCTCAATGGTTGGAGGGTTGTAAGTAGTTAAGTTGCTCCATCCTGATGCTGTAGTTTGTGCAGCTTTAGAAATTTTAGCGGCTCCCCTTCTACCTGTACGAATCATGAATTCAGCTACATTTTGTACATCCTCACGACCTTCAATCATGTCAGTCATAACGCTTTCCAATAATCCGATAGTAATATCGTTTGAGAAGAATACGTTAGATACTTCCATTTGTTCGCGTATACCAGCACCTTGCTTAATATAAAAACCTGATTTACCTAAGTCGGTATATGATCCATCTTCGTTACGGTTCGAGCGAGCGAACATATAAGCACGAGATTTTTCACGTTCCCATTGTTTTTCGAATTCCCATTCTGCATATAACATCCATACAGGAAATTCTACAACTTTACCATTAGCATCAGTTCCTACAAGATTACCAGCAACTTTACGGTTCATCATATCGCCACCAACTTTTTCTTCCATACGTAATGTAGTAAAGCTGTTTCTCATGTCGATAGGAGAAGTGTAGCTTACTCCGCCACCTTTAGTTGAAAGAGAACTTTCAACAGGAGAGAAATCTTTAGAGAAGTATTTACCAGGAGTAATCTCTACTGCAGGAACACCAGTCTTAGCTCCATAACCTAAAAGTTTGGTTCTGTAATGCCACCCGTCAGCTTTCTCTAATGGCTCGCCATTAACTTTGAACTGATAGATTTCATTCTTTTCACCAACGATTACGTTAACATCGCTGAATAATCTGATAGCAAAAACAAGAACAATCTCTATTCCGTTTTTACCTTGAACAGGATCTCCAGCAACAATAGGAGTACCAGCAGTAACATAAGCATATTCTAACGCAACATTCTTTTCATCATGTCCTGTTAGTTTCCAAGTAAAGTCATCATCAGTTTCTAGTACCTCTACAGGGTACTTTTCCAACTCAGTTGAAATAGTACGTACACTAGAACCAGCAAGGAACTTAGTGATCGCATTTTGAAGTAATTGAGGCTTACCGCCGAATAACAGACCTAGTTGATTCGCGGTTACTAATCCGCTAAAATCTTGAATCTCGGTCATTTGAAATCTACCCAAATTTTGACTCATTTTATTTAATTTAAAAAGGTTTACACTTTAACAATATCTGGTATATCTAATGAATGACCTCCGCCAAACACTCCGGCTCCAGAACCGGTACTTAGTACGCCTGAACTTTCTATGGCTTGTTTTAAACCTTTGGCAGCGTTACTTTCTGCGGCCCTTTGCAATCTACCTAGGTTCTTAAATCCATTGGTTATAGTATAAGCGTAATAAAATCTTTTTTCAAAATCAACAGGATCTGATAGTCTATCCTTAACAACAGCGTTAACTGGAATTCCATCTACCTCATCTACTACTTCAGTCATCATTTTGTAAACCCGGTCTTTAAGAACACCATCTACTTTTATTGATCCTAAAGCTAATGACTCATTATAAACAGCATCTTTTAAAGCAATGATTTGTCTTTCATTTTCTTTCTCTTCTGCTGCTTTTTTGTTCTCGGCTTCTATCCTCTGATTTTCAATGAACTCTTTGTTGTTTTTATGTAAAGTTACTTTAGCTAGTAAAGCTTCTTCCACATCTTCTTTAGATTGCTTTAATCTATCAATCTGTTTTGTTATCCTATATTCGTCCCAACCTTGTGCAGATAAATCTGCTCTGATTAAAGCTTCTCTTAATTCAGGATCTTCTTTAATATCATGATCCGTTACACTTTCTAATCTTGTCAGAACATCTATTGGACCTTGAACTACTTCATGAGGAACTCCTGTTTCTATCGCTTTAAGATAAGTTCTCTGTAACTCAGTAAGTCCGCTGTACTTTAATTCTTCCAAAGACTCCCTTACAGCATTAGCAAAGTCTTCTGGTGTTTTGATGGAAGAAACGTCTTTAAGCTCCGGCAATGCGCCTTGCTCTATTAAAAGAGCAGCAGCAGCTTCATAGACTGATTTGGCAGGAGAGTCATTGTTACTAGCTTTGTCATCCCCTTCGCCTCCCGAAGGATCTTCGGTAGACGTTTCTTTATCATCAAAATCATCTAGTAAAGCTACCAAATCTTCTGCTTTACCTTTATCCAGTTCGAGCTTTGGTTTTTCAATTACCTGCTCTATCTTTTCTATAGGAGGAGGCAATTGTACTGTATCCTCCGTTTTTACTTGCGTTTCCACTTGTTTTTGTTCTTCAGAAATAGGTGGTGTCACCGTACTTCTTGCAGTATTCAGGACTATGTTGTCCAGCATACTTAAGTCTAAAAGTTGATTTTCCCCTGCCATTGTATTAAAGTTTATGTACACAAATATACCATGAAGATTAGTATAAAAATTAAATCATAAACAGTCATGGTATTTTCTGTTTATGACTCAATAGGTTTTATTATTTCCTGGAAGTTTTTGTTATACTTGCCTTTTTATCAGCTACAATAACCTTCTTATGTTCTATATCTATCTTAGCTTGTAGCTCCTTGATCCTCATTAATAAGTCATCTTTAGATACAGTCTCATCTAGATCTAATTGCTTATCTGCCATACCAAGTTTCATTTCCTCAATAAGAATTTTAGTGGCATTATTAGAATCAATCTCATACAATCTTAAATCCTTCTCTTCCTGAGCTAATCTAGATTGTTCCTTAATCTGTTCTTGAGCTATCTTGTTTTGCTGTTCCTGAGCTTGTGATGCTTGTTGTTGCATATCGTACTCAGCCAATTCAATTTTCCTTCTCTTCTCGATAAGGCTGTCAGAAAACATAATATCCATAATTGTACTGAAGCTTCCATTGTTTTGCATAAATGCATGAGCAAATTGATGTAAGTTTTCCTTCATCTCATTAGCTTTCTTAGAAGTAGTAAGGAATATACCATATTCACTATCAGCAAACTCATTACCTTCTAAATCCAAAACTTCGGTCGAGAAGTCATTAAGTACAACTTGGGCCAACATTTTATTTCCCCTTAATGCTACTTTAGCTGTTTCTATTAGAATCTGACAACATTCTAATTTAAACAATTGGTGTTGATAAAATTCGTAATAAGTGTTATTATTACTAGCCATTACGCTTCTTTCAGTTCCACCTACAGTAGCCGAAGTCTGCACTGCACCTTGTCTTTGAGGAGTTATACCTACTATGTCAGACATTTCTGATTTAATATAGTCTAGTAAGTTTATTTGTTGCTGGATATAATTCCCGGTATCCATGTCAAGAACTCTATTTGTAGTGTTTAGGTTCCCGGCTAATTTACCAGTTGCTACCCCTTTGTTTGCCTCTTTAAATCCGTCAGTAAATGCTATACCACCTTTGTATGCATACATCATCCATCTTTCAACTGTCCAGTCTTTAGGTATTTTGGCTAAGTCTACTTCAAGGATTTTACCTAGATTCTTTTTGATTCCATCCATTAACCGGTCCCATACAATATCGTACAGGTATTGATAAGGCTTCATTTTTGAAAGGAAAGAAACTACTTTACCTTCGGAAATAGAGTTAACGTACCCCACAACTCCTGGATGTCCTTTAGAGGGATTACCTAAAACATTAAACTGAATAGATCGTGGTTCAATTCCTACATAGACATCATTACCTATTTTTCTTCCTTGCCACCATTCTTCCACCCATACTTTAGCTACCTTTTCTCCGTAAAGAATGTTTGGAGTATACTCTTCAGACATAATCCTTTCATACTGATCTCCGGTATCTGGGTTAGTTCCTGTAACAATCTTTATAAGTTTTTGTGATCTCCATAAAGCCGTTAAGTGCCTAATGTTACCGTAAATATCCACAGTAGATTTGGTAGTCGAGGCATACCCAGCTTCTCCCATACCAGCTCTTACAATACCATCAACAACTACAGCATCTGGTACTATAAAAGATTGTTGAAGTACATCAGTATATCTGGCATCAGAAGATAGTGTATTTGCATTTATCTTATCTACCTGTTCTGGGGTGAGTTTGTCATAATAATGATCAATTAACCTCCCCTTTGACCAGTATTCCTCAATAATGATAATGTCAGCATCAGCTATTCTGTTCGAATTACTTGAATACAGAGTATGTACCCTTTTAGGGTCAAGCTTCCTGGCAACTGGTACACCAGACACAATATCAAACATCATAATCTCTTCGCCATATACAAGCCGGTCAATCATACATTCATTAAACTTCTCCTCCATCTTTTCCTTAAGAAAGAAGTGGTTGAAAAGTTTAGTTGCATTAACTTCCTTCATATCTTTCCAGGTGTACTTGAAGTACAAATCAAGTTCTTTTAACTTGGACTTCAACTCTTCATCGGAATATTGTGATTCTAATAAAGCCGTAACCTTCTCATTAATGAGAGTTTTCTTTTGCTCCTGTTTTTCTGATATACTTGTTGGGTCAGTTACCATAATAGAAACATCGAATGGTTCTTTGGCTGCTTCTCCTACAAGCAACTCTATCTTCGGGCGCATGATAGGCTTATGTTGTATTTTCTTAGGAACAAATGACTTTAGAGTACCATCTGTAGATATTACTTCTATAACATCTTTCATATCCAGTACACCATCATACAACTTACCATTAGTGTACTTCTCGGCGATAGACCGGCGTACTTCCTGGTCCGTTATAAAAGAAATACCCCCATCTATTTTATCCACACACAACTTTCTCCATTCTTCATTCTTTTCCTTAAACCTAAGTTTTTGAGGAGGTAATTGTATTATACGTGCCATAATTTACAAGTATTAAAAGTTTATATTCGAAAATTCTTCTGTACTAAATTCACCATCTTCGGTGAAAAACTTATCTTTATTATAATCATAATCTTCTTGCTGCTTACCATCCATACCTACTATGGATTTTCGTTTATCCTCTCTTAGAATAAACAACATAATCCTGGAAGATACTCTATCAAAGTTACCATCAATATGCCAGGAAATACACTCTCTTATATACCCTATATCTCTGATTTCTTTATAGTTAAAGTCTTCAGTAATAGGATTTTTATTTAACATCCAGTCAGCTTGTAACGTCCGACCCCATTTATTTATTTGAGCTGTAGGAGGAGTTCCCTTTTTCTTGTTACCATATGTTTCTTTTTTAGATGAGTAATCATAATCTTGTAGGATCTCTGGAGTATCACATAAGTAATGTACCAGGTTTTTACCTAGAAGATAAGCATAAAACCCTTTCAACTTATTCTCATAATTCAATAGGGCCCCGTAAAAAACAGCAAGCTTTATAGCCTGGTTGTAGTTGTCCTCAGCTTTTCTAAATCTTCCTATCCACCAAGCAACCTCTTTATCTGTAAATAAGTCCATTATCGCTATTGAAAATAATGATGTACCATAATCATCATCTACAGTATCTACTCCACCTATGTACCTCCCTGGTATAGGACGGCCATCTATTTTCTTCGGTAAGTTTACAATCTCAACAGCTCCTTCAGTATCTGAACGTTTAACTGGCCATTCTCGTATAGGAGTAGAATTGAAGGAAGGTTTAAATTCAACTTCATTATAGTTTACCCAGTTAAGGCTTCCAACAAGATGTCCTGAAGTAAAAGTATGCTCTATCGGAGCAATCTCTGCTAGCCTGTTCTTTAGTTCCTCTACCGGGAACTCCGAACCATGTGTTCTCATTACAGCTTCCTGAGGAGTCAATGGTTCCTCTGCTTTAGACTGTGCTGCATCTTCTGAACTTGTGCCGGCATACTTTATTTTAAGTCTTCTCTCTATAACTTCCTCTAGAGCCTTAACAACATTTGAATTTCCATCCTTATCATAACAGTCTGCGCGATTTAAGTATTCAGGATGGAAGAATCCACATGATTGATCTATAACATTTCTGTCAAAAACATTAGGTATAGCTTTAACTCTATATGCTGTAGCTTTATAGAATAGTGCTTCCAGCCCTTCAAAATTGGCTCCTTTTTCACCACCAGTTCCGAATGCTATCATTATACCAAACACCCTATTACCATCTTCGAGAGATTTCTGCGCGATACGCCATGAAGTAAGTATGTTAGGAAATATACCGGCCTCTTCCCAGAGTATTATTTTTCCCCTTTTTCCCCTCGCTTTACCAGGGGCATTCTTAAGTGTAACACCTACTACTGAAGAAAGGAAACCTCTTTCTGATGGATCTCCAGGCATCTTATACCCGGCAGTCTTCTCCATGATAGTGTCCTTTACCCTTAACTTCTTCGCAAACCCTATGTGGGCATTAGCAAAGTTTAAGTAAGACCATGCTTTATTAAGTACACCATCTGTGGTTAAGTATTCTGTATCACTGGCAAATGCATAAGAAGCTTCTCTTCCTACCAACTGATAATTCCTTATAAGCATAGAAGCTGCTTTAAAGGAATATCCACGGCCCCTTGTTTTTAAAACACTGCAATAGTTTCCTTCATTCTCTGCCTGGTCTACATAATGAAAATACATATAGTCGCCATCAAACATATTAGGGAAGCCGGATACCCTTGAAGCTTTAACACTTCCATCTTTATTTCTTTTACCGGTAATTACCGATTTAAGAATTGGGCTATAGTTTAGGTAGTAATAGTGATATCCTGTAATCCATTCTCCATCTGACTTTCTTACATACCCCTCAAGGCATCGCCTTTTCTCCTCATCCCAGAATTTTCTATAAGGACTGTTTATATCTTTAGAAGGATAGGCATCTGTGTAGTACCCATTTTTCTCAAAAGAAATAGCCGCCTTCCTGAAGTAATCCATATCTTCAAGAATGTGCGGCTTAGTGACATTAACGATTATCCTGCCGGAATCGTCCCTTTTTAAATCTTTAGCTCTGGGTCTGTTTTTAGACACCATATAGCTTGCCAATGTAATACTGTCAAGTATACCTTGTAATTCTATATGCTCTTCAGACCCTTCGGTAAATTTTGTTGTCATTTACATTTGTATTTCGTACAAATGTAATGAAATTTTAATCTTTGAACAAAACACTTAAATCTTTCAGTACAAATCCGGCAGCACCTTTATGTCCTCCTCCTCCAAATTGTTTAGCTATAACGGAGCAATCAACCAAGCCATTATCATTATATAGTGAGAAATGCCATAAGTCATTAGCATAGTGGAAACATGCTGCTCCATCATACCCTTCTTTGTGATAGTCTATTCCAAAGTTAATTGGGTTAAAGCGTTCTTTGTTGATGCAGATGAATTTGTATTGCTTAAAATCTTTTGCAAACCCAATTTTATCATAATGTATATTATCGAATATTATTTCAAATCCATTTTTATAACTTTGTTTAGCTTCTGTGCAAAGGTATTGATAAATGGATTTGCCCTTTTCATAAATCATTTGTGTACTATAATCAGCGGTTGTAATAGATGTGTGTAACTCTTCATATGCTTCCTCATAATTACTAATTACACTTCTAGCTCCATATTGAAACTCCAATACTTTAGTTTCTTCCTCAGTTCCTTTATGACCGAAACAATCATACCTTCCAAGTAATCTAACTATTTCTGGCATTGGTTCATCAGGAAAGAAGTATTTCCATGTTAATTCGCAAGCTGAAAATTTAGTATCTCTTAGTCCTTTATAGTAAGCTTTATGAGAATCTAAGTAACTATCTATTGCAGATTTGTGATGATCTATCCAAATCAGTTGATTGTTCATTGCTAACATATCTTCTAATGGAAAGCTAATGTCACACATTACTACTTTGTCATACCCTGATAAATCTGGAATAGGTTGGCCGTAGTTGTAACCTAGGAAATCTAGAGTATCCACATCTTTTCTGAACAGGAATATTCCTGGTTGTACTTCTTGTTTTTCAGTTTCAAACCAATATTTAACTATTGCTGCAGACATCCAGCCATCCAAATCTACGCTATGATATACACATACTGTTTTCATAATATTATTTTAGTTGTTTTATAAATTGATGTAATAAAAGGGAGAAACTCTGTACGAAAGTTTCATTTGAGTTTAATCTTTCTTCACCTAATTCCGTAAGAATTACGTGGACAAGTTCATGGTAAAATGTCTGCTCTAATTGATCCGCCGGTATATCAAATCCCTGATACTTCAAAGCTAATTTTATTTTACCGAGCATTGCATAGGAACGTCCTAAACCTGTATCATCTATAGATTCTACCAGTTCTACTGTATAGTCCTTACCCCCAAGTTTAAACTCTAAAGGCAATACATTTATGTTCTTATCCATCTTCGTACATCCCTTTCTCCCCGGCACCAACTACTTTCTTATCAATAGAAGCTTCCTTCTTAACAAGAGAATCCACTTTATCTATTCCCTCAATAAGATTTGGGAGCCTTGATACAATGTCGGCCAGAAGTTTTATATCATCCATAGTACCCATAGAAGCACTATTAATAGTAGCTGTAGCTTTCTGAAGAGACTCCTTTAAAGCCCGTACAAGTTTAATCTTAGGGGTATCCCTTTCATCCATGTAAAACAACACTGCTTCTATAGTGGTTTTATCAATCTTAACATGCCGGTTTCCATAAACTTTTTTCTTAATAGAAGTAAGTCTTTCTTCGACAGTACCTTCATCTTGTAAGTCAGATCTATAATCCGCAGCAAACCAGACAATACAGGCCTCAACATAAGCTAAACTAAAATCCTTGTACTTATCCTTTATTGCTTTGAAAGGGGCTAATAACCAAACCTGAGGTTCAATTATCAGCTCTCCGTCATTATCTTTTGTGAAGAAATTCTTCATAGTAGATTACTCCCCCTTTTCATAAGCATACTTCAACTCACGAGTGCTTACAAATAAGTACGGCTCGTTATCAAACACTTCAATAGGAAGTACAACCTCGAACCTATCTGGTCCTGTATCGTAATGTTCCCCTACACGTTTCGGGCCCAGATTTTTCCTTTGAAACCTTGAGGTATCAATTTCCACTTCATCTCCTACCTCTACACATGAAGCCGGACCACAGCATACAACTGTTTGTCTGGTAAGAATTTCTCCTTTACCTTCATTCAGTACAATACCACTATTGGTAACCCTTTTAACATTAGCTGTTAGTAAGATGTTATCACTAAACATCTTTAACTTTGGTAATTTTACTTTTTTTGTTTCTGCTTTTTCCATATTTGTTTAGTATTCTCCCGAACCCGGGAATGTAAAAATTGATTGCTATTTCTCTTACTTTTTCCTTGGTCAAAGACCTATACCTTATCTCTGACATTTTAGATGCTAGATGTTTAGTAAAATGAGTATACACTTCTTTCACAGTAGAAGCTTCTATCCCCATCTCCTCCGCTGCTTCTTTAAATATACCTTCCAGAACATAGTCATAATCTGGAAGTTTAGGTTTTGTAGAACCCCACTTACTACTTTGTTCCATCATACTTTATTGAAATTACTATTTCTGTATTAGTGTAGTCCTGAAGAAATACCGGTTTCACCCCTGTGGCTGTAATTAAACCTTTGCTTTTAAAGGTAGAAAGATACCCACGGAATACCTGATCAGCCATCTTCATCTTACTTTTTATAGCTACTCTATTGGCGGTATTTAAGTAAAGAGTATTTGCTACCTCCTCATCGTACTTAGCGAGTAAATCCTGATATACCATAATTATCTCCGCGAATAACTCCATCTCCTTAGGTGTAAGTTTATGGAACCCATCGAGTATATTAAGATACATCAATATAGCTTCTCTCCTATCTCCTGCCTTTAAGTTTAAAACCATTGTGTTTTGTTTATAAATTTCGTAACATTCTTATGAGTTTTGTATCTGGGTACAAACCAGTAAACTCATGATTAAAAGAGTTCTGTAAATAAAACCCGGCTATTCCTGTTAGTGCTTCAATAGACACATCCCATATAGCATCTTTATACCTAATTTCTATATTATACTCAAGTCTTAGCAAGGATAAGAGTTCTTGAAGAGAGTTGATCTGATCTTTAGTGTAAGATTCAAAGAATCTAAAACCTCTGTATGTAGAAATATTAGAAACCTTACCGGTAAACTCCTTACCATTATCCTTACAGATAAAAGTAAACTTTCTTCCTTCACTCATAGCTCCGCAAGTTACAAAAGCTATACCTATAGAAGATTTAGAACAGTTTCTTGGAATTAGAGAGTACTTGTTCATAACGATATTGGTATCCATTAAATGATCTGACCAGAACTTATCCGGATACATAGAGTAAACAGTACCATCCCTGTCAATAATATAAGATGGACTTACAGGTAAATCCTTTTCCCTGTATTTTTGTATAATATCCTGTATATCATCCCCGATTAAAGCTTGACTCAAAACAATCTGGTTTTTAAATGATTCCTGATGGATATACTTATCAAAATTTTCTACTTGTTCAATTATCATATAATAGTTTTTATAGGTTTAAAATTTATCTGGGTACACAATTTTAGCGTGCCACACATCACTATGTACCTTCCTTACCTTCAAATCTCCTTGCCATACAATAAAAGGATTCAACTCTATACTCCCTCTGGATCCTAAAATTAATCCATTCTTCTTTAATTTCTTAAGTATAACAGACAAGTACCCTTTAGTGAGTCCAAGATAATCTAAAATATAAGCTCTTCTATCACTATCAAAAGTAATTGTACTTTTGTTATACTCCATAAATTTAACCAGTATAAAAAATACTTTAAACTCTGTAGCTGTATCCAGATACTTTAACAAAGATACAGAATCAATATCTAGAAATACAAACCTACTATTAATAGTATCCTGATTTGGTTCCTCTATAGACTCTTTACTCCTTTTAACGTCTCTTTCCCTTCCTTTAAGGAAAGCCACATATTTCTTTTTATCCTTATCAGATAATTCCTGATACCATTCCAGATTCTGTACAGAACTCTCGGTATCCGACTCACCGGAAACAACCATCCCAGTGACTACATCAATCACAGCATCCTTATAAAAAATATACCCACTCTCCTTTTCCATACTAATTATAGTAAGTTACCTTTAACCCAAACCATAGAAACATCAATTGTTTGTGTCTCAAGGTAAGATATACACTCAATCCTCCATCAGGATTTATCTGCCTATTCCTGACTGCCCAATAAGTACTATAATAAAACCCAAACAATTTAAAAATAAAAGGTAAAAACAAATGCCTTATATCAGATGGACTTCTATGGTAGAAAAACCCATTTGTATATTCGAAGATTTTTACCTTCTTAAACCTATCCTCAAACTCTTGTGATACCATATCTTCAGTTATTATTATTAGTAACGTAATACATCTAAATTTCTAACGTGGTCATACGCCTCCGTTATGTTTTCTGTACAAATATACGAAAAGTTATTCTAATAGAGTAATTCGACCCTCATTTTATTCTCCCAGAATAACAAAAAATGTATGAGGTGTGTATGGGTTTTATTCTCCCAGAATAACTTTTCCTTTCCTTAAAATAAAAAGATGGAGTTCCATACGTGTTAACCGAGTATGGGTTTTTAAGAGTTATTCTCCCAGAGTACCTGAGTTATTCTGGTAGAGTACTTGAGTTATTCTCCCAGACACATAACGGCCATTTCAAACCCAGTCGTATCAAGGGAAACACATATCTTATCTTTAATAAGGAGATTTTTTCTTTCTTTTTCCGGGGGAGGAAAGGTAGGGAGAGAGAGGTAGGGTAGGTAGGTAAGATACTACTCCCCCACCACATATTTTTTATGGCCCAGTCCTTTCACATAGAAAGGCATAGGGGTACTTACTTACATCCCCCCCCCTAAACCAGTTGTGTATTAGAGTTCCATTTCTATCCCGAAGGGGGCACCCCTTCGGGTACTCGACATCTGGGTATCCCCCGGCATTGAACCTCGTGGTTCCTATTGCTGTTTGGGTATGCTTCAAATGTTACGAAGAGACAACTTCGTTCCCACCTTGAGGAGAACCAAATTCGCGAAACCCGAAAAGCGTAAGAGTAGGGACATCAAATACAGAGATACTATGGAAAATACTTCTAAATCCATGACGCTTCAAGTTCGTTCAATTGGTTACAGTGCTAAACGTAATCGTATAGTTTTCAATTTCTCTAACCCTGAAACAGCTGGTTTAGCACATGGCGTGCCAGCAGAATGGTTCGGTAAGAAACTTGCCAACTTCGGAATGTTTGACATTACCGCTGCGCATTTAGAGTTGTTAGTGGAATTGAACGGTGTAACCGCGCATTGTAATGGTGTATCTATCATACCAGCAGGTTCGATGCTGGAAGGTAGGGACGAACCTACAAAGCAGGACAATCTGGACGTGGTTGACTTTGACTTCCAAGTCAAAGTGTTACCAAAGCTTCAGATTAAAAAGGAACTTACTCCGGAAGTGCTTAAAGGAATGCCTGTACTGTTTAAATCTTCTGTAACCGAAGCCGAAAAGGCTGAGGTTGCTAAACCAACAGTTGCAACTATTGCAGCAGGAATATCTGAAGACGAGGAGTAATCCTCTCTTCAGGACCCTTCGGGAGGCCTTGTGCCTTCCGAGGGGATTCCTTTTCAAATGTATACCTTAGGGGGCTGGAAGTGAGTGATAGCAAGGGCTGTAGCCTTCGCTAACAATCAACTCACTTCTAGCTCCCTTAATCATAACATAGTCCTAACGAAGACTAAACTTACCTACTCTCTGGTTTACAGAGGGTTGAGGGAGTTATAGCATGACTCGTTAGGACTTTCCTCTCCTTATCCTACAGAGAGAAACACTTGCTTATAGCTTTAGGCGTAGATGCAAGGTGAGTAGCACATTGAGGCTACAGTAGGGTTATGTGGCTATTTATAGCTACATTGGCAATTGTCTAAAAGGGGGATTCTCCTTTTAGATAATATACCTTGATAGAAACAAGCAGTAAAAAGATAGTACATACTGCAGGTTACAGTTCCTTCGGGGATAGTCGGTGTTGTCCGATGAAAGGTGATAACACCTGTAGCTGCTTGTTTCTTTACTAATGCACCACAACTCACTTCCCAAGGGTGAGCAGTTGTAATACCTGAAAAGGTAACAATAAAAAGGAAAGTAGGAAAAGTATAAGGCAATACCATTACAAGAGTATGTAAGAACCTTGTTGAAGTATCTTTCTTATTACAACTGAGTGCAGAGGGGTATAGAAAGCAGAGCACTCCTCGCTATAACGAGGTCGTACAGCCAGGTTTCAGTCTGGCCGGGGAGTGTTGCTTTCTTTTTTAAATTGTAAACTCTTAAAAACACTATATGCGTAAAAGGATTAAGAACAATGTGAAGGCTCAGTTAGTGGCCTCTACTGTAGTTGGAAAGGAATATTACCTTTCCAAACTAAGAAATTTCAAGGAAGCTATACTTCCTGAGAAAACACGTGCCCATAAATTGGGCATGAATATATCTGGGTTAAAAAACTACGACGAGAGTCGTAGTGTAGGCCCAGGTACATTATGATTTAGAGTTTCCAAACCAGAGATAGTATCAAAGGGGAGGAAACTTATTACTTGCAGGTTTAACCTGTATGGCCACAGAGAACTCGAAAGGGTTGGTGCGAACACTGATGCTTATGCATTAAGAAGAAACTCTAAAAATATAAAAATGAAAAAAGCAGTAAAACAAGAAGAAGCTGGTGCTTTGGCACTTGCAATGTTTTTAATAACATCGTTTGTGACGGTGTTATTAATAATGGCTTTCACATTTGGGAGTAATCCCATAGGTGTTTAGACTGATAAAACCAACAACCTGAAGCCGAATGGGGATAAGGGTGGTTGGTTAAGATAAAAACCGGATGCTAGTTATAACTGGACTTTTAGTAGAGTTTTTGTTATTGCCAACAGAGTTTTACCGGTTCTCAATTGAGGGGAGTCTACTTAGGTAGGCTCCTCTCTTTTTTCTATTTTAATTTAAACAAATCCCCCTTAATCCTTACCAACGATTTTTGGTAGTGACATAAATGTCGTGACCAAATGTGAGGATAAGGGGGGAAATTACTAACAGCTAAAACAATAATAAAAGATGAAAAACAGAAAAACGCTAGTGTTTATAGCTATTGTAGTAAGCTTAATCTGCTTGCTAATAGCTATTGAGTTTAAGGGGAGCTCACAAGAAAAACAAAAACCTTTAGAGGCTACACATTTGGTGTACAGCCTTAGAGCACAAGAGGGACACATATACCAGTTTAAGAAAGACAATGACTTCAACTATTACATGGATGAAGGAGATGTCTATATGTATGGTTTATCTCATATCGACTCATTAGAGGAGGTAAGAGATTATGCTAATTACTACCACCTAACTTTTAAAGTAGAGGGTGTAGGCACTCTTGAAGACTGTAAAGCTATTGCAGGAGGTCTTTATATGGAGTATTATACTAGCGAGTACAAAGATAAGTACTCATGGCCAGTTCCACCCGGTAACTCTTTAAACTAAACATTTTATGGCACAGAGACTAAGCAACTCAGCAATAGCTACCTTATTAGTGGCTATAACAATGTTGTTATTTGCTATAACAACACTGCACTCTACAAGAGTGGCTGAAAAAGAGAGAGCAATAGGAAGGATATTAGAGGGGGAGGATGATCTAACCCCAGCAGTACAGTACTCCCTTAAGGCACTAACCTCAGGCATGTACCCTTGCTATGCAAAGGGTGGGCCATCAGAAGTGTACCTTGAAAGGGGAGATGTCTGGAAGTATGGCCAGACATGCAATCCAACTACCAGATATTCTGGTAGGTATCTTATAGAGAATCGTCTGTATATGGTGACAGAGTTTGTTGGAACCAAAACAGAATGTCTAATTATGGAAAAGGAGAAAATATTCTCCTATCCTATGCTGCCGGAAGGATTAAGGACTCATCTTACCAGGCCTCCTGGTAATAAAATAGATAACTGATGGTGATAGTTAATCCGGAACAAGAACATAGAATTATAGATTCTGATGTTCTTAAAGCAGTAATGAGTATAATAGCCAAGAAAAACATTATAATCATTACAGATTTCACAACAAATTCTAAGGGATTCCTTAAGAATTGTGAGACTGGAGAAATTAACCTGTTTGTCCCTAAAAATAACCAGGGACAATTGCTCTCAAATTGGGTAGAATTACTCAATATTATATCTTATGAGCTATCTTTGGGATTTAAACTAAACAAAAGTGGACATATAGAATGGTTGACATGAGTTCAAACACAGAAAATATAGGGGAATATGAGGTTCTGAAATCCCAAGTCGGAATGAACGTTGGGATGTACTATGTTGGAAGGATGTACTTTCATGAAGGAGTATATCTACCTTACTCGGTGGATTCAGCATTCTTCATTACTAGGAATGCTGCTGAGGATTACTTTAATACTCATTTTAAGAAATAACACTTAACTATATAGACCGTGCAAGTGAAAAGGTTACTGGACGAATGCCCAGTGTTAGTTGAGTTTATAATAAAACTCTAGCTAAGAGTATAACAAAGCCGCGAGGTAACTAAAGGATAAAAAGAATTAAATGCGTCGTGGCAGTGTGGCTCTGCCCTTTAGAAGTTTACCAAGCTGTAGGTGAGATTCCTACAGCTATTTTAACGGCGCAAAGCACGTAGTGTAGTCTGGAAACTGATCAACCAGAAAGGTACTATTCGATTAGTATTGCGCCTCTATAAAGTCTCTCTGCTTAGGAAACAAGCATACATACCAGCGTAAACCTGGTAGCAATATCAACTAATTATGTAGATTTGGCAAATCAGCTTGTGGAGTAGGTTATAATAATAAAGAATAACAAGAAAGTAACATAAGAAACATGACTTGCTTTAATGTTATAATACTTTGCCAGGTACAGAGAGATTTTATTTTTAATTTAAACTTAAAAAGATGGGAGTAAATCAATTAAAGAAGTATGTAATATTACACTTAACTGATAATGGGTGGAAAGTAGAGATGCCACACTATGATCGTGTATATGTAAAAGATGGAAAAACCATTATAGTAGAACATAATCATGTAAATTTTTACTTTAGAGGGTATTACTTCGGTAAGTGTGATCACACTAATTTATTAACAGATTGTCATGCATTTATAAGATACTTTGTTGAGGGAGATAACATGGAACAGAAACCACAAGATCCTCTTAGTATCTTTGATTCATTATAAGGCTACGGCCTAGGCTAGAGAAAAGACAGCCTGCAGCACCTGAGAAGGACTGCGAAATATCGTCAGTAATGGCGGACATGTTATTGCCTTGAGAAAGCAAGCCGAAATAGGATTATATTGTAGTGAAAGACACTAGGGTATCCATAACATGAACTCGTTCTCGGCATAAAGAATTCCTCTCTTTAGTGTGAAGGATAACTTTAGAGATATGAACTGCTGGTATACCAGAATCAGTCCTGTCTTTGACCCTGAGTAATCAGGGTGCTAAAACTAAAACTCTTAAAAATGAAAGTAACAGTTAAACATTGTTTTACAGGAGAATTTAACTCTTTAGAATTGGATATAACCCCAGAACAAGCAGAAAGAATCCTCAAAAATGAGGAAAAATTACAAGATATAGTTCCTCACTTATCTGCTGATGAAAGAGAATTTCTTATAACAGGAATGCTGCCTGGCGAGTTTGATGCTTTATTAGATTGTTCTGACGAATACTGATTATGTATAAAGTAATTGATGAAGGCGGAAACCTCTTCCTCGTCAAGTACGAGGAAAAAGAGGAAGATGGATTATGGGTTCCAGAGATTCTAGTAGAATCAAAATCCCAAGAGATAATAGCCGAAGAGTTAATGAGGCTTGAGTTGTTAGAAATAGAAAGTAATTGATGCAGCTAGAAAAAGACAACAGTGTAGTGTTCCAAACAAATGAGGTCGAACAAACCTCTAAAGGGTACAAGCTTAACTCTGGAGGATTTATACCAAGAGAGGCTGTGCGCGTACAGATACTATCCAAGGAAAACTTCCCTGGAAAGAAATCTGTGGAGAAAATAATGCTGGTATTGAAGAGAACCAGTTTAAATAAATCTCTTTATACTCTATTACGTAGTAATAGAGAAGTCAGAAACCAATAAATTTTTTAAGAATGAATTTTGATTTTTTAAATGATTTGGGAGAGTCTTTACTTCCTGTTGAAACAAAAAAGAGAGTAGCAGCTTCTAAAGTTCCTGTAAATGGAATAATGAGGGTGACTAAAAAACAGATTGTATTTGGAGATGAGTTTCGTGCATCTGTGGGAACAAAGATGATTGACATGGTTTTCTCAACTGAGTGGAGTCAATATCCTACCGGAAAACCTAAAGTCCTGTTTTGTGTAGTGCTGCTTAACGAGGAAAAACCTCTTAAGGCTGACATTAAGAAAGAAGGACCAACACAGTATGCTGCAGAGCTTCTTGGTAAACTCATTAATTTCTTTGATCTACCCGAAGATACTAAATCTGTAGAGTTAGATTGGAGCCCAGAAAATGCTGTGTTTGTGAAAAAGGCACGCTTTTCTAAAATTGTACAGAGAGGAGAAGAGAAAGGGTTGCCTACTTATGTTACCAGGGACAATGCCCACATGAACCCGGTCTTTGTTGTAGCTAATGCTGAAGAGGTATTAGAAGATGATATTGAATTGGAAGATCTTAGAAACACACCTGAGGTTGATACAGACATTGTAGAAGAGGACGCTATACCACAGAAAAAGAAGTAATCAATGCTTACAATGGTATTGAGCAAAACGGGAGGGAAACTAGGAAAGTACCTCCCTTTTGTTACTGATGATTTCCAAAAGTTTAAAGACTGGATTGATCCTATTACTGGGTATATAGCTCATGATTTAGAAACAACCATGACTAAATCAGTACTTGATAGACAAATGCTCTTATCTGCTTACTATTATGATGATGTAGCATGGGTTGTATTTATTGAAGAGCTAACACCAGAAGAGCTTGCAGAACTGTGTGTAATAATGAGTAATAAGAAACTTATTATACAGGCATCCAAGTTCGAATATGGTATGTGGAGAAAGTATGGAGTGTTTTTAGAGAAATATCATGATATATACCTACAGGATAAACTCCTGTATATGGGTATAGATGGAGAGAAGTTTGATTTATCGAGTATTCTTCATAGATATCTTGGTAAGACTCTAGATAAAACACTACAAACAAGCTTTACAGCTTGTTCTGAGGTAACAGATGATCAGCTTGAGTATGCTGTGGCAGATATAGTAGACTTACCTTTAATTATGGAGCTTCAGCTAGAGAAAATAGCTCTTCATGATAAGAAGTTTAAGTTCTTTATCCAGAAAACTGCCCATAAAAACAGAGGATTGCAGAAAGCATCATGGTGGACGCATGAGTTCAGTAAAGTACTGAATGATATGCAGTATACCGGCGTAAACTTTAATCCTATTAAATGGGAGGAGTTGTATCATAAATCATTTCCAATTGTTGAGGCAGCTACAAAAAAGCTCAATGATATATTGGTAAGGGATTTCAAATTACAGTTAGCCGGAGAAGGCATGTATTTACTCAAGGATACTCCTGTAGATAAGCTATTTTCTTCTCCTGATAAAAAGCTAAAACTTCTTAATATTATGTTCCCCCTTTTAACTAAAACTTCGAATTATGAAGTTACTCAGTATTTAAAAGAACATGATCCTTCATTTGTTAAAGGTAAAGCTTACCTAAATACCTATGAAAAGAACAATTTTTCTATACTCAAATTGAGTATCGCGGGGAATGTTAAGGTTTTAGAGTCGTTTTTTGTAGAAAACTTTCGAGATGAGATGGTAAAAAGGGAATTGTTGTTACCAGCCGGAACATTGCTGGTAAACTGGGCAAGTCCTATTCAAAGAAAGACTATCTTTCAATGGATACATCCCCAATTAGAAAGTACAGATAAAGAACATATAGCTGAAATAGCTTGGAAACATGAGTTATTGCAGGTGTATTCAGAAGAATATTCCAATGCAAATAATCGCATAACTAAGTTTGGATTAAAGTATCTTGAGCATATAGATTTAGATGGAAGAATAAGAACTAACATAGATCCTGTTTTAAACACAGGAAGGATATCTTCTTCTAAACCGAATGTATTAAATATCATCAACGATGCTGAATACCGTTCTGCTTTTATCTGTAGTCCTGGATTTAAAATGCTTGGATGTGATTATAAAGGACAGGAGCTAGTCATTACAGCTCATGTATCTGGCGAGCAGCAATGGATTAAAGCTATAAGGGAGGATAAGGACTTGCATTCCATCAATGCAAGAAACACATTCTCAAGCTGGAATTCCCATACTCTTAAAGATTGTACTTTTTCTATTGATGAGAAGAAGTGTAAGTGTCCAGGGCATAATATCCTGAGGGGAAATGCTAAGACTGTTGTATTCGGTAAACAATCACTATAAATATGAAAAATGCCGAATTAAAAGACTGTAAATTCAGGGAAACCTTAACGCATAATGGCGATGGCAATCCTGAGCCAAGCCCAGAAAATAGGGAAGGTGCAGAGACTATAATCAGACTATGTGTGTTGTGTGGAGAACATATTTCTTTGGTGAGATCTAAACAAGCTAAATACTGCAGTAATGTATGTAAGCTTAAAATGAATAGAATTAAACGTGTTTTACTTAATGGAGGAAAGCCTGGTGTAGGTTCCGGAGGAAATCAATTTGGTGAAAAGAATAGCCAATGGATAAACGGAAAGATTGCATTCAGGAGAATCGGAAGAGAAGCCCACGGAGAGGTTTGTAATAGATGTAAATCTACTTCTTATCTGGTAGTTCATCATATAAATGAAAATAGAGATGATAACAGAAAAGAAAACCTCGAAGTCTTATGTAAAGCATGTCACCAAAATCATCACGCAATCAGAGATGCCTTAACAGGAAGATATATCTCTAAAAATACATAAAGGGATAGTCCACTCCGGTATGAAAATATTGGGTAAAGTGATAATTTATGGAATTACTAAGTATGGCTTATCCTATAAGATAAAGTCCAGTGTGGATGCAGCTCAAGTTGTCATTGATGACTTTCGTGCAGCAACACCTGCAGTTACTTTATTCTTTAAGAAAATGGCTGACTTTACGGTTAACCAGGGTTATACACCTGAATCTGGATTGGGCACGGCTCGGTTTATCCAGAAAAAGAGACTGGCATACGATAAAGAAGCAGTTATGAGGGAATCTGGTAACTTCAATATTCAAGGTGTTGGAGCCGGGATATTGAAAGTAGCTACATCTCTTATGAGAAGACATATTAGACATCATGATATGGTGGATAAGGCTTTGATAGTACTTACTCCTTATGATGAAATTGTGATGGATGTTGAAGACTCCTTAGTGGATTATTGGAAAGTAAAACTTCCTTATTTCATGGAGTTAGCAGCCAAGTTGGTTCTTGGTTCGGATATATTAAAGGCAGATACACCTGCTGTTGGAGATTTCTGGATACATTAATTATGAAAGAACTAGAAATTAAAGTACAAGATACTGTGGAGGTAAAGGCTGAAGTTCCAGTCGAGTTCAAATACCTAGGGTCTAAAAGACGTATCCCAGGATTAAAACTTTGGGAATGTGACTTAAGGACTTTTAAGGTAAAAGAAGCACCTACTAATAAAGAAGTAGTTATGGGTATGGACGGTAAGAAAAAAGAAAAATTTTCAGTTATCCATAATCATCATGCTATTTATCATCAATCCCATTGTAAGAGAACTGCTATTAGAAAGTTTCGGGTAATTATAGAAGCTATGGGAGGGATTATACTCGATGACTAGAGAGGAGATGCAAGATAGGGTACTAAACGACTTTCTATCTCTTCCTAAAAAAAGGGGATTGATTATGGTTGGAACTGGAGGAGGCAAGACTAGAATAGCTATGATGGCTATAAAAGCTTTGGAGCCTGAGGAAATCTTATTTTTATCTGACAGTATAATAGGACGCGATGTAACTCTGCCGGCAGAAATGGAGAAGTGGAACTTGGGTCATCTAAAAGATAAGACTAAGTTTTCTACATACCAGACAGCTTACAAGTGGAAGAAAAGCGAAGTTGACTTATCTAAAACATTTGTTATTTCGGATGAAGTTGACTTCGCCATGACTGGTAAGTATGGAGAGTTTTTTAAAGAGTTTAGTGATATAGATATCCTTGGTATGACCGGTTATAGTCCGGATATTAAACTTTGGTCATTTTCTCAATATCTCCCCCTTATTTCTGATATTCCTGTTATAGAGCTACAAAAAGCCGGTATCGTAAATCAATACAAATTTGTATTTATACAATACCTCTTGAGTAGAAAGAAAGATAGGGATGTTGTTTACAAAAAGGGAGCCGTGACAGAAACGTTTAAACAAAGCGAGAATGCTAGTTACCTGTATATTAGAAAGCAGGAAAAGAAGTATTATGCTAAGTTGAATGAAGCTGTAGAAGCCGGGGATATGATTGAAGCAGCCAAATATCAGTCTCTTATTGATAATATTATACCAAGGATGAGAACAGAGTTACTTCTAACTTTGAACTCTTCAGCTGACGTAGCTAAAACTATTCTCAATGAGATTTTAAAAGAAGATGAGGTAAATAAAGTAGTAACATTCTCACAAAGGACTGAGCAAGCTGATAAAATCAGTAAGTTCACATACCACGGAAAGAATGATGCTTCTACAAACTCAAGCTTATTTTCTAAATTTAATTCCGGAGAGATAAGGGAACTTTCTTTATGTTCTAAAATAAACAGAACTGCAAATATGGTTGGGTTAAATAACTGTATTATGGAAAGTTTTATTGGGGATAAAGTAGCGTTCATTCAAAGAACTGGTAGGATGCTCAGATTAAATCCTGAAGAGGTAGCAACTGTTTACATTTTGCTTCCATATTATATGGAAGATCCGGATGAAAATAACCCCGAGGAAGAGATTGTTTGCAAACCTACCAGGATGGTAGGCTGGGCAAAAACAATGATGGAATCAATAGATTTTTCTTGGTCAAAATTTGAAACAAGAAACCTGACTCCGTATAAAATGTCAAAATAAAACTGTATTTTTATGAAGGAATATTCAAAAGATCAACTCATCAAATTGTTGATAGACAATAACTTGATAGTTGAAGGTTCTAAAGATGTTTACTCAATCAGTACTGCTTTGGCAAAGAATATTAAGTTGGAGGTTAAGTCTAAAAGATGTATTAATTATCCAAATAAATTTGCCCTTATAAGCGACACTCAAGTCTATAACATGGTTATGGATATGTGTGAATTAGATTTAGAAAAGTATAATAACAGTGGCGGGAGTTATTATATAAGAACATCATCGAAAGCAGCTATACAGACACTTAAAAGAATTCTGGCAACACCAGAAATTGACTTTAAGATTTTTGTTGAGACTACAAAGTCTGCTTATCTCGGTAAAACTGTCCTGCCTGGTTTTGACAAGTATTTAGTAAACAACCTATGGGAGCAGGTCTACAATGGAAGAAAGCAACAAGAAACTGAAAAATCTGGAGATAGAAAGGGAGTTATTTAAGAAAATTAGACAGTCCTTAAATAACAAGGATTTCTTTTTAAAACACCCAATCGAAAGACAATCATCAATCTTCAACTTTTATGCAGAGCAGTATATCCTTCTTGGGTCCATAACCGGGACAGGAAAAACTAGCTATGTTGACCATTGTATATTAGCCATGATGGAACAAATCCTCACTTTTGATCCTAATGAAGTACATATAGAATTCCTGTATTTCTCGATGGAAAGAAGGAAAAGGATAAAGTATGCCAAATGGCTATCCTGGAAAATATTTCACGAAACTAAACTAAGAATCCCCTCAGATGCCATCCTTAATAAGGACAATACCATGACTGAAGATCAGCTGGAATATATAGAAGGCTATGCTGAGTGGCTAGAAAAAGTTTTGGAGTTTGTGGATGTGAGGGAAGGGGCTAAAACTGTACCTGAAATAGAAGCCATGTTGCTTGAGAAAGCTAAATCTATGGGCTCTTACTATGAGTCTGATGACCTTAATGTTTATAGATATGGAGAGCCGGTGGCTACTTTTGATGATAAATATGTAGATACCAAGTATGGTAAAAAGAAGTACATAAATATCACAAAGAAAGGGGAAACGTATACTCTTTATCAGAATGATAGGATATACATCCCGAATAAGCCAACATTATTCTTCGTAATTATAGACCACGTAGGTAAAGTTAAATCTGTAGGTAATGCGAAAAAGAAAGAAACCTTAGATGCCCTGGACACTGTTTTGTCAGATGCACGGGATAAGTATGGTATCTCTATTATAGCTATATCTCAGTTCAACAGAGCTATCTCATCCACAGACAGGTTGAAGTATCACCAAGGTGATTTGGACCCTGTAATGGAAGATTTTAAGGATACCAGCAACATGACAGAGAGTGCTGATTTAGTAATTTCTGTTTTTGAACCGGGCAGGTACAAGTCTTGGAACTCCCATGGAGAGTATAAGGGGTACAATATCAGAGATGGTATGGTTACTCCAAGTGGTAAATCACGTGCAAGAAGTGTCCATTTCTTAAAGAATTCACATGGACCTTCTGGAGGAACTCAAGTTCTCCGTTTTACAGGAGAATCTATGTATTTTGAATCCCTTCCTATCCCTGAGGATAAAGATGGGTTAGCCAAAATATATTCAGAAGTACAAAGAGGTTTATAAAGAAGGAGGAAAAATAAATGGGATTTGAAATTCCTAAAGAACCAATTAAACCGGCTAGTAAAGAACCAAGAACTTTAATTATTTATGGTTCTCCTAAGTCTGGTAAAACAACTATTACAGCACAGCTCCCTAATTCTCTTATTTTAGAACATGAAAATGCAGGAGCAGATGCTTTGGAAGCCAGGTATATTTATTTATTGAACCCTTATCAAATTGAGGAGTTTGTAAACGAACATGCTAAAAATCCGAAGATGCTGGATGGTATTGAAACTTTAATAGTAGATACAATCACACAGCTGGATGCTTGGTCAGAAATTGTAGGAACCTATGATTTTATGAATAAAGTCCAGGGTAAAAACTTTAATGTGGTAAACAATGAGAGATTAGCTCACACAGATCCCAGATTTGACACCGTTCACTCTCTGGGAGAAGGTTACGGTTATAGATATTCTCGTGAAGCTATGATAAAATGGTATTCACTTCTTATCTCAACTGGTAAGAGAGTAATCTTTATCGCTCACGTTAAAGACAAGATGATTCAAACTGCATCTGGTGATATTGTAGAAACTACAGAACTGAACTTAACCGGTAAGTTAAAATTTATTTTCGCGTCTAAGGTTGATGCTATTGCTATCTTTAAAAGGAAAGGCAATAAAGGGTATCTTGTATTTGAAAATGGAGGAGATGTTATATCAGGTAGTAGATATGCCTATCTATCTGGTAAAATACTTATCTCAGAAAGCGACGATGCTGGTAACGTGAAAACCTATTGGGAAAACATCTTCCCTCATTCATTAGCTAATATTAATAAATAAGTATAGTATGTTAGAGATAGGAATTAACAGGAAGTTAAACCTCGCGTTAGGTGAGGCAAAGGGTGATGACCAGTTCATTATGAAATTCGCTGTTGGTGCTAAACCAAAAAGTGTTATGGAGTTGTTTGCATCTCAGGAAGATCTAGAGACAAATAATATATACATTTTTGGACCTAAAGTAGCGGATAAAAAGGGTGCAGTTAAAGATTTCATGCTTATCGCGGAAGATTTAAGGACAACTTATTTTATTTACCGTGGTCTATTTGAGTTGTACTTAACAGCGGAAGAAATAACCGAGCACTTTGGTCCAGAAATTCTTTATGGTGATTACAAAATTAACGAGGACAATCAAGTAGCTATGATGACAAATCAAACTGTTGTCAATAAGATTTTCCAGGGAATTTGTAAGAGAGCAAATGAAGTGATTACTTTCTTCTCTTTAGATAAAGAGAAACCTTTAAAATTGAAACTTTATAGACAGTCACCAGAAAAAGCTATGCCAAGGTATACTTACAAGCCATTGTTCAAAAACTGGTGTGAACTGGATGAAGTATCAGATGAGGAAACTATTGTAAAATGGACTGATTACGAAAAGAGTAAAGGATTTAATAATCCATTACCACTTGAAAAAGATGCCACTAAAGCTGCGCCTAAGAACTTCGCCACACCTGGTGATGTTAATGAGGCTCCAGCAACAGATACCATCCCATCAGCTAAGGATTTACCATTCAAATAGTATGTTTGAAACCCTTCTTACTGAAGACAATGTATTAGAAAGAGTGGATGCTTATAGCATCTATTCTTTTTATATAGGATCTGAGTTAGAGGTCGGAAGGGTTTATCTCTCCCCTTTAAGGGAAGATGACATAAAACCTTCTTTTTCTTTATACGAGTATAAAGGAACTCTATTCTTCAGAGATCATGGTAAAGGTATTTCTGGAAATGTATTCAAATTTATAAAGATATTGTTCGGATTTAATACTTCTATGGAAGTACTTAGTGCTGTAAATAAAGATTTTGATTTGGAACTACAAGGTGGTATTCCTTATGTTAAAGGAGAAAAAGCCCCCTTAATAGCATCTTACAAAAAGAAAGCAAAACTGGTTAAAATTGAAGTGGCTTCCAGGAAAAATCAAAGGGTATTTTTAGAGTATCTGATGGAGTATGGTATAACTAAACGTACTTCAGACTATTATGAAGCCACTGAAGCTGCAGTACTTTACTTTCACTATGAAGATAATTTAACTAGAACTGTGTACCCAAAAACGTTGTGTATCGCTTATCCTATTTATGATAAGTATAAGATATACCAACCATTTGAGGACCAAAGGTTTTTCAACAATTATCCTTCAGATTATGTAGAGGGATTTTTACAGCTGAAGTACGAAAAGGATTTCTGTATAATCACTAAAAGTACGAAAGAGATAATGTTTTTTAGAGAACATTACGACTGGGATACAGTTGCAGGTAAATCTGAAAGTACTCATGTTACAAGAGTCATAATGCTTATCTTATTAAAGAGATTCAAGAAGATTTACATTTGGCTAGATAATGATACTACCGGATTAGCCAGGCAAGCTTTATATTTACAAGAATACCCTTTCTTAATACCTGTGTATTTTAATGTACCGCAGAAAGATCCGACAGATTTTTATAAAACTACTAAGAATAAGGCATTTGCTTTATCAGTAATTAAAAAACAAATAGAAATTTAAATGGCTATACTAGAAAAAGACATAGTAAGAAATAGTGGGCTTGTCAAAGATATTGACCAGGATTCTCTGGACATGATAATTGACATGGTACAGATAAACCTGTACAAGTATCCTGAGGATTCTGCTATTAGAGAGTATTTCTCTAACATGTACGACTCTCTTATGGAGAAGTTCAACGCTATAAAAATACTCAAAGGAGAAGCTAAAGTTTCCGACTTCTATGTTGAGGATGATTCGCGAAAGGAAACAAAAACAAGTAAATTTAATCCGGAATACTACTCTTTAGATCACCTGGATGGTTCCATATCAAAAGCAACGATAAGTTATGTAGACGATGCTGATAATGGTAAAGACATGATATTCTTTTCTGACTATGGTGTAGGGTTAGATTTAAACAGATTACTGGGTTCTATGAAAATTGGTTATAGTACTAAAAGATTGTCTAATGCTATGATTGGCAAGTTCGGAGCCGGAGCTAAAAGTGCCTTGGCAACTAATGTCGATTTTTATGTTTTAGAATCCTGGTATAATGGATTGTATACTAAAATGATGGTTTATGACCATTTCTTCAATTGTATTATTCCAGAAGAAACTACTGTCCATACAGATATAGTTAAAGGTAAAAAGCGAGAGATCGTAGATGGAGAGGAGGTTATAGTAGATTCACAGGATTACATACGATGGGAAAAGACTGACCGAAAAAACGGTGCTACAGTATCATTTCATGTGAAAAAGCATAATAAACCGAAGTATATTGAAGGCATAAAAAGACAGTTAATGTACTTCGGAGATTATCTTGATGTTTACGATATTGATTCGGAGGGAGTTAAGAATTACGTACATTTTGCTTCAAAAGTATTACTTGAGACTCCTTTATTTAAGATTGTAAGAGGAATTATTACAGTTCCACATATTTTAATAAATAATGTGAATTATGGCCCGGTTGACTTTGCAGAAATAGGTATAAACAAGAAATTCGGTTCTGTTGCATTGAAAGGTACTCCGACTGATGTAAATGTTATGTCAAACAGAGAGAGTTTAAAGTGGGATGATAAAGCTCGTGAATTTGTACTCAGGATAAGCGATGAGGCTAATATTCAAGCTGGAAAGATCTTACAAGAAGAGTTGAATAAGATAGATAACCCTATTGAAAGATACTTCGCTTCTAATAAACTTTCTTTTCAAGGCACATCAGATAGAGATTACATTATTAATACTTTAAAGGCCTTTAGTGGTGATATATCTCCTAGCTTTAACTTAAATCCGCAGGATTATCTTGATGATAAGCAAAAATTGATTTATAAAGCTAAGAGTATTTCTATAAAAGAAATACTTTATATCTACTCATACTTCAGAGTTACACTTATATCTAAAGGAAGCAGTACACTAAAAGTTGTTTCACATCCAAATCTAGCAGAACTAGACTTTAGTAGGATTGTATTTAAAGTTGAGGAAAAATTTGAGAATATAAGAACATCCGAAGCTTTGTACGTTTTTAACAAGGTTCTTATGGGCAATCCAGATTCGTTTGTTTACATATCTATACCAAGTAAGGCAGAAAGCATAAAGTCTTTTGAAGATTATGATGAAATACTTCAAAGTGGTGAAAAAGCTAAACTTCTTAAGAAGATTAAAGAAGCTAAAGTTCCAGAAGTAATAGCTAGTCTAGAAAAGGACCTTGAAGATTTAAACAATAAAATCCAAGGTATGTATTTAAACTACATTAAGAGGGAGAAAACTATTATGATGGCTAAAGCTATTTTTATAAACATCCTTAAAAAGTTCTCTTTAAATGCAGATGAGTATTTAATAGAATCTAATGTAAAAGCTTACGCTAAAGTGTTAAGATTGGCTTCTGATAGTGCCTTGACTACTAAGAAGGAAGAGGCAACAACACATCAAATACATACCGTATCTGACAGAGATGCTCAAAGGGCCGAATGGCTAGAAATGAAAAAGAGTAAGCAGATATTTCCGGTTCGTATGTTAAATTATGGTGGTACAAGGTTTTTTAATTCTGACGGATTCACAAGAATAAACTTAGTGGATATAAAATTAGTTGACTTAGTCAAGGAAATAGAGTCTTACGATAATTTAGAAGATAAAGCTTCCAGAGCTATTTTAATTTATGGTGAAACAGAGGATAAAGATCTTTTAGACTTTTTGTATAGGATCCTTGCTTTTATAGGAGGAGAAAAGGGTGCAGGGTATTTACCCTCATACAATCCATTAAACCCTTTAAGGAGAGATATACCTGTACTTCTTACTGTAGCTAAAGATAATATTAAAATTATCAAGAATATTCCTTGGGCTATACATATCAAAGATTATATTTTAAGTAAAACAATCTCAAATAACAAGATGAATATAGAATTTAAACCTGCTTTAAGGGATTTTATAACCTGTATAAGGCTTCTACAAATAACAAAAGAGTATCCTTTGGCCGACATTATTAGAGGGAATGTACTATTGCATAATAATTCTTACTTCAAGAATTTACTCTATACTAAAAAGGCACAAGAATTATTGTCTAAGTTTCCTATAGAAGTCAAGAATACTAGTGATGAAAGTATTATCAGTACTCTACTTTCTGGTATAAAATACAAGTCTTTTGAGGAAACTTTAAGATCTTTCTTTTCTTCTATAGAATCCTTAATAAAAATACAGGAATTACCATGGATAGAATTGGAGGAGTCTCAAAAAGCCATGCTATCGAAGTTTGAGTCTTATAAAATAGACTTATATGATAAAGAATTATGCGAAGGGTTGATTAAAGAGATAGGTAATAACAAAGAAAGAATAGAAAAATCTTTAATGAAGGTAGCTGTTACTGATGCTTTTAATTATGATCATCCTATTCTTATAGATTACCTTAGAAACTCAGAGATACTACTAGTAGAAGAAGAGGAGGAAATAGAAGAGGAAGCAGAGTTTACGAATACAACAGAGCAGACAGAGGATTCAGATGAGATTGATTTTTAGTGTTTTTATTAGAAAAATTTAGTAATTTTAATCTTTAATTAAAAATTGTAAAACATGATTTTAGTAAATCGAAAAAATGACAGACTAACTGGGTCTATAAATTCAGTACCCTACAGTATTCCTTATGATAAGGATGTAGAAGAAACTTTAAAAGTTTTATCTGACAGATTAAAGCTCTGCAAGGACCGGGAAACTTTTAATGCTGTGATTGAAGATGCTAAAAAAGCGATCCAAATCGATTTTAAAGCTGAGGTTGCAGCTGCAAATGGATACTTAAAGTATCGGAAAGATGGGCATTACTATTTAGTGGTAAACAAAGGGGAGGATAATGAAACAGTATCCGACATACCTCTTCCAAAAGCTTTATCAGATAGGATTATACAGTCTTATGAAGAGAAATCTGATTTTATGCCTATAATTCTTGCATGGCAGAGATTCCTTGCAAAGCAATTGATTCTCGAGACAAAGAAGCCTAATGGGTTCGATTTAAAGCATAACTGTGAGTTATTTGCAAACTACATTACAGCAATGTATGTCGACAAAGAAAAAGCAGAGTTGCTTATGGAATCAGATGGTGTATCTCAGGAGGTAGCTAATGAATTGGCGACATTTAATGACATTGCTATTACAAACTTTGGTATTCTTGTAACCTATAAGGTTGTAGATGAAATCGAAGAAATCTGGAGTCTTGAAAAAGATAAAGATGGTAATGATATTAAAGTAAAGAAACCGATCTTCACACCTTCAAAGAAAATTGATCCTATTTCTGGTAAAGTTGATGTAACTAAAGGAAAAGCAGATTTTGCAGAAAACAGAGTATTTACTCCTGCCATACATAAAAGTGGGGATAAGTTCTTCTGCGGAGAAGACTTAAGTTATATGTATAAAGTTGGAAAGATGCATGTGTTACCTGAAGATGCTGTTAGAAACTACCAAAATACTTTTGGTGGAGGCGGATTGTACGCCGGTGGACTAAATTACATCGAAGGGTACAGAAGTAATCATAATGTTACTTTAACTTGCTTTATAGATCCATTTGACATCATTTCTTTCCAAGATGATGGAAGAGCATTCCGCACTGATGGTATGTTTATCAACGGTATATTAAATGACGAAACAGAATTACAAGGAATGTACTTTGATTCTGATTTTGCTGCAGCTTCTGATGAGGTTATAAAAAAACGAATGATCGAAGTTGTTACAAAACATACCAGTAATGTGAAGGATGAAAATTCTGCTATTGAATCTAAGGTAGATTTGTTAAACTCTATTCTTAAGAAGTAGTAGATGGTTAATCCTTATGAGCAAGAAATTGTAGAAAGGTTAAATATGATGAAGGGTCCTGATGGGACCCTTTTTCCTAAGCTCATTAGCTCTCACGGACTGAGGTCTTTTGACCATGTTTTGAAATTAGATATTGTTACTGCAGATTTTGATGATATGGAGAAATTCGGTCTTCTTATCCAGGCTAAAATGAAGGGAGGGGTAGCAAAATACCCATTACTTTTAGATAAACTTAATGCTGCAGTTGATAAGTATCCTAATTCTATTCCGGTTATTTACCATAAACAGGTAATAAAAGGGGAGGTTGGTCAAGAGTACGCTTTGATGTATGTACAAGATTTTGAAAATTTAATATGTAAAATAAAAAGGTATGAAAACCCTAGTCGTTATAGATTTGGATAGCATAGGGTGGACTGTTGCTGGAGGTCCTATATTTAAAGATTTGAATAGAGACATAAGCACAGAACCATTCATGCGTAATAGCCTTAAAAAGTTTATAAATTCTATATTTTTAAACACTAAGGCTGATAGTTACATTGGATTTTACCAAGGTCCTGGACATAAAAACTTTAGAAAGAACTTAAATCCTTTCTACAAGAGTAATAGAAAAGAGAAACCTGAATTTATGAAAATATGGGAACCTGTAATATTCGAAACATTAAAGGAATACCCAGGATTTGTAAATTTAAGGTGCATTGAAAGCGATGATGCTTTACGTATAACAAACAACAGATACAAATCGGAGTATAACATTATCTTATCGCATGCTGATAAAGACTTAAAGTGTATTCCGGGAAACCATTTTAACTATAAAAAGGCCTTACATTTTTCTATAAAAGAAGAGGAAGCTTTAATAAATGAATATGCTCAGTTTATATCGGGAGACTCTACTGATGGAGTTCCAGGTATTTATGGAATAGGACCGGCTAAGGCAGCTAAACTTGTGAAGAAACACAATATGAAATTCGTTGCTGCATTTAAAGACGCTTACTATTCCACTGGTATGGAAAGAGGTATGACATGGAGAAAACTGTTGTGGACTACTTATCATAGTATAAGAATATTACCAAACATAGAAGGCTATAAAAGGTTTTCTGATGTTGAGGAAATGCCTTTAGATGTGATAACGGATGTGATAAAAGAACAAAAAAGACCGACTTTAGATAACTGGTAGTATGAAAAGTAGATTTTTACCCAATAAAAAAGAAGACTCAATCCTGCATTATTACGGATTACCACTTGTAGGGTTAAATAAAAGTAGTTTTCACGACAATTTAAAATCCGTAAAAATCAACTTTGATGGAACTGTTATTTTTGTAGAGGTAGTTCAAGATATCTACTCGGATATTTTATATCCGAATAAGATAAAATATGAAGATACGACCTATTTGTTTTTCAAGATACCTAATCATTTATTGGATGATTCCAGAAAAATTGTGGAAGGAAAGTATAGCCAGCTTAGTATAGCAGCTAAAAAGAAAATACACGATCTTTCTGAGTTGTATAATAATACCCTTGTAGGAGGAAATTATATAACATCCAAACTGATATTTGCTTTAGATAAAAGTCCTACTTTAATAAATTATATGTACGAAATCTTAAAATCTCCTTATGAAAAAGGAGATAAGTTTAATAGTGAATTGTGGAAACTCCTTTGTAAAGGAGAATTAACAGAAAAACTATCTGAGGAAGATTTCTACTTCAATGTTGAGGAGGAAATTTATGGGGTATAGTAGAGGATTCAAAAATACTTACTGTTATGCCAGGATAAAAGATGGTACAGATAAAGCATTTGGTGGAGGAGAACTTGAACTTGAACTTTGGGTTGGAACCAAGAAGAAAGATAAACAGATTATAGGAACTATAAAAGTAAGTATCGACTGGACAAAGGGACTTGGTATTCTAGAATTAAATGACAAAGTTCTCAAAACAGTTCAAATATAAAATAGTGATTAGGTGGTTGATGTAGGTAGGGGGATTGGATGAGTATATTCATATCCCCCTTAATTTTTCTAAAAACTAAATATGAGAAAAAGAACAAAAGAACAAATTAGAAAATGGGGACAAACTCCTTATCCTATAGTAGACTTTTTAGAACAGAAACTGCTAGAAGTATCTGCAGTTACTAAAGTTCCTATATCAGTTATGGAAGGTACAGATAGGCATCGAGATTTTGTTATTGCCAGACAATTGTATTGCTATATCGCTTATCGAACTAAACCTTTTGAAATTTCTCTCAGAGAAGTAGGTTTGGGTATAAAAAAAGATCACGCAACTGTTATGCATAGTAACGGAGTAATTGAAAATTATATCTTTTCTAAAAATAAAGATATACTTCAATTTTTACAGTTGTTAAAAAAAGATGAGCATTATACATCTTACACTTTAAGTTATAAAAGAATCAGTTTAAAGGAATGTATAAAAATGAGAACCTACTTAGATCCCGTTGTTTTACAAGAAAATTTTTATTAAAGAAAGGAGAAAAATAATGTCAAAAAATTCAGGTAACTCCGGTATAGGAGTTTTAGGTTTGCTGGGAACAGCATTTGTAGTCTTAAGGTTAGCTGGAATAATAGAATGGTCATGGTGGTGGGTTACACTTCCTTTTTGGGGAGGATTCGCTTTATTGCTATTTGTTGTAATAGTTATGTGGATAATTTTACTGGTTGACAGAAAAAACCAGAAAGATAAGTGGTGGTAATGGCTTCACATGAAAATATTGCTAATGGAAGGCTATGTCAGCTTTGTTTAAAGGCTTTCAAAAAGCCAAATGGTGAGCCTGGTATTTACACTCACGGCTATATGGTAGTTTGTGAAGAGTGTTATGAAGCTATAGATTCTACTTTTGTAAAAGAAAATTACATAAAAGCTGATAAAGGAACATAAAAAATACTTAATTTTGTAAATAAAACTGTATGTTTTCATTGTGTGGATGTCCGAAGTGTGGTAAAAAGAGTTTTAAGAAGTTCGAAGAGAATGATGGCTCCTTTTACTGGAAATGTTTTAGTTGTGGGTATGAAACTCAGATAACAAGAAGAAGTAAACATTAAACCTTAAATATAAATTCTAATGAGTAATCGCACTATTGTAATAATAGCTATCTCATTATTGTGGTTAATAACAGGTCTAGGCTTCTACGTTCTAGTAGAGACTATAAGGATTTTCTCTTATAATTTTCTTGCAAGCGTAGAATACTTATATCTTTGGTCCACAATAATAAGTTTATTATTTTCTGTAAGGGTTGTTTATAAAACTTTTACAAAAAAGTAAATCATGTTTTTTTTTCGTTTTTAGTTGTTTCTCCCCGGGATTATAGCTGTTTTCCCGGGGATTTTTATTTAACTATAATCCGGAATTGTTCTAATGAGTAATAAAGGGTTTGGATTTGTAAAAAATAATACTGACCTTTGACTCTCATTCATTAAACATGAATACAAAAGATACCAGTGCAGGAGAGATAATGGCTCGGGCTTTCTTTGAGGAACTTAAAACTTTAGGGTTTATAGTGAAAATCGAGGAACAACCTGAGCCTTTTATATTATCTGATAAGGTAAGTATCATAAAAGAGATACACCTTAAAACAAAGATTAAAACAGAAGAGCATACCCTTTTAGACTCGAATATATATACAGCTGATTTTAAGATCATATGGAATGGACCCAACATTTTCCATCACGATCTATTGCTGCCGATTGTAAAACCTCCAGTCTTTTATTCGTCAAATAATATTTCTTACATAGAGTGTAAGCCTATCTGGGATTACAACAATATGACAAGGATATTTTTACAAAGAACAAGGCCATGGGTTTATCAAAAGTTTGGCGTTTACGTCAACTTAATGAAGTCCCCCGACTTTTTTAAAAGTACATTTATCCCTGCAAAATGCCTCAGTAGTTTTTACTATAAAGTAGGTGTTAAGAAAGGACTCCCTAAGTTTAAATGGGAGTACAGTACTTCTAAAGACTTTATACAAAGTCGGAGTATGTCTAACTAATAAAAACAGTAATGAAATGGTTATGGTTAATAATTCTATTATTCCCTACTTCTATTGTATCCGCCCCTTCAAGTAAGGGCATTGACTTTATTCCTATAAACTCAGTCATTGAAGTAGTGGAAATTAGGCATAATTTGTCTAAAGACCTCGAAAAGAAAATTAAAGAAGTAAGTAAAGCATTGCAGATTAAACCGGAATGGCTTGTGTCTGTAATACAAGAAGAGTCCAGATTCAACTCTAAAAAAGAGAATCATATAGGAGCCGTAGGGTTCATCCAGTTTCTTCCTATCACTTTAAAGCAATTGAAAATATCTAAAGACTCATTGCTTTCACTTTCTGACACAGCACAATTAAATATTATAGAAAAGTTTTATAAGCCTGTTGCAGGTAAAGTCTTCAATGCAGAAGACCTGCACTTGTACACATTCTTTCCTATAGCTGTGACTCAAAAATGGGGGGATGAAAGAATTCTGGAAACGTCCCGCGTGTCAGCACAGACAGTAGTAAAATGTAATAGGCCAATAGACTTAAATAAGGATATGAAAATAACTGTTGGTGAGTATAAAACATATTTAAAACTAATAAAATGAAATATGCATCCTTTTTACTTATACTCTCATGGAGTATATATACCCTTGTAACTGAGGGTAATATAAGACCTAGCGATAACATTATATTATGGATACTAGGTGTACTTTCTGTTTTTTACTCTTGCGTACAAGCAATAATATGGATTCAACAACCTAATAAAAAGTAACTAAATGGGAAGATTTTTAAAGTCTGTTATTACAGTAGTTATAGCATGGATTATACTGTCTTGTATGTTTTGGTTAGGTATAGCTTTTATAAAAGCAGAGTTAAATCCGTTCTTATGGAAAGAAGAACTTAGGGTCACATTGGTATTTTTAATACTATGCATTACTTTATTTTCTCCAATAGTAACTCAGTCTTTATATGACGAAGTATTTAAAAACTAATATAAATATTAACAAAATGATCCTACTTAAAATTCTAGTAACTCAAGTTATTTTATTTTTCTTGTCTATGCTTTTACTTCATCCGGATTCTCCAGCTATATCTTTTATAGAAAAGAAATCATTAAACTACGGTAAAATAGTAGCATTAACAGCTATCATTCAGATGATACTAATATTAGTAGTACTCTTGATTGTTGTATGGATAGCAAAATAAAGAACTTTAAAAGTAAAGAGACTCTCTAGTAGAGTCTCGATACTTCATCTAGTTCGGCCCATTTAAATAGCTCTTTTGCTCCTGGGGTCATTTTTATAGCTTCATTTAAAAACTTGTTTTCTCCTTGTTGGTTTTCCATTCCTCTTCCTGCTAGCACATCTTCTGCATATCCTACTACTCTGTTTAAGCTTTGCATATACTTTAGAATAGCTGTTGGATTGTTTAGGATATCCAAATATCCTTTGACTGACCAGAATGTTCTTGTTTCTTGGTCTAACCTACGTAAACTAGATACAAGGAATTTACCTGCTGCGCTTCTACATTTTAGTGTAGAGGCGGAATTATTATTACACATCTCAGCTTTAACTAGAGCCTGTAAAACATAAGTCATTACTCCTACAGTAAGCTCCATCATAGTTACTCTTAAATTCTGTAGCTGTACAGCTGAAACTTCTCCTCTGTCGTAAGCCGCTTTAAAAGTTTTATAGTTCAGTCCGAATTCTCTTATAGCTTGTAGTGTAGTTATATATCTTCCTTGCTTATAGGATTGAGAAATATAATCCCATCTTTTTGGACCAAATCTGGCCATAAAGGGATCAAAAAACCAAGTTTTGAACAGTATCAATGCTCTACCGGTAGCATACTTTTGTACAAGTTTCGGATTAGTATAATCTCCGTGTATAGCTGTAAGTTGATTTCTTACTTTTAAAGTTATGCCTGTAATAGCTTCATCTCCTGTTTTACCGTTAAAGGAGTATTTATCAGTTCCATCTGATTTTAATATTAGTTTTCCTGATTCATCTACCGCATCCCAGAAAGATATCTCTTCTCCAGTGTCAACATCTTTAACTTTATGATGTAGCATCATAGCTACCATTACTTGTCCCTGGTTAACTGTTTCTACAAACTTATTCCCTTCCATAGGCTTAATAAATCTCGCTGCATTGCCTAATGAAGATTTTTTCTCTTCGAATGGATTTTTATGTGCGAAATCGTACATTATATCCCCAAGAATAGCATAGTTTTTAACAATATTATCAAATTTACCTCTTTCTGAAAATAGTAAACCTGTAGCTTGCTTTAATCCTGATGTAGTGAAGTTTTCACCTCTTACAGACTCAATTAAATTAGCCACATTACCTTGAAGTAAATTAGCTAAAAAGGACGGTAAGTTCCAGGATAAAGCTGTAAATCGGAGACTATCTATTAAAGATTGTACCATCTTATCAACAGAAATATATCTACCTAATGAGTTTATTCTTGTTTCGATAGTATCTATTTTACTTTGGTTCCCTCCTTTAGATTTTAAAACATCTAGTTCCTGCTTTAAAAGTAAAAGTTCTTCTTTTTCTTTTTTGGTATAAAATTTTCTTCCTTTTCTAAAGGATCTATCTTCACCTCCTAAGTCATAGTACTCTTTATCTACAAAGTAGTTAATCATGTCTTTGGCATTCTGTACATCTTGTTCAGTAATATCTTTAAGCTTTACATTATTACCTGTATTCTTTAAAGCTAATTCGAGCTTTTCAATAATGAACTTATTAGGATTTGGCTTTTTCTTCTCATCTTCCAGTTCTGCTATCATTCTTTGTCTGCCGGTTAATCCAGCCATCTCATCGAGATAGTGCATAGCCAAGTCTATTTCAGGCTGTATAGCTGCTTTATAAGAGTAAGTCATTGATGCAAGATTAAGAGAGTTTAGGGCCATAAAAATATCCCCCTTATCACCTGACATTATATAGTTAGAGGCCTCAGTAAATAAAATAGCCTCATCTTTAGCAGTTAAGTTTATCTTTTGTGCTTTTAATAAATCTCTTCTTCTTTTATACTCTACCTCGATAGCTTCGGCTAATGTTATGACACTTTTCTCAACTTTCTTTACCTCTTTTCCAGTAATAGGATCAATAACCTTCTCCTTATTATTTGCTGAAGTAAAGTAATTTATAGCAGCATCTTTTGCAAAATCTTTTATCCCTAATTGATGCATTTCTTGTATCATTCCACTCTCTACATGAGCTAAAGTGAATCTGGATAAACTGCTGTCATTAAAGTTATTGTAGGCATCATCAACAATTTTTGCAGCCTCTTCATAAAAAGCGAAAGCTATAGGGTCATTTTTTATTGTTTCATAGTTTTTATCATATAGATTAAGAGGTTTCCCTTTACTATCGTATTTTTTAGGCACAATAACTATAAACCTATCTGCATCATATCCTACTAAATTCTTATATTTAGAATTAGGTGCCGCATCAACGGTAAATAGTCTGTGCCTTCTTACCGGAGAGTTATTATTAATCCATGAATCATAAATATTTAGTTCAGCTGATGTTAATCTATTCAAATCTGTATGACCAAATTCTGCTATCATAAAATCTTTCGAGATGGACTTGTATTCTTTAAAGAGTGCAGCTGCCTCATCTACTTTTTTAGTAGCCATTTCTACTCCTATATTAGGAGTAAGTTCATCTATATAGTCTTGTCTGTCTTTCTCAGCTCTTTTTGGATCTATTATAAATGTATTATCCCTTAACCAGCTTACTGATGTTTTATTCTTGTGGAAATTACGCATATTGTTCCAAAACTTGAATGTATACTCGGTAACAAGATTACCAGTAATGTCGTCATTATTTCCTTTTTGCCAGAACAGTTCTACGTCAAATTTAGAATCTTTTAACCTTTTATACAACTCACCTAACTCCCTACTTTTAGTTATAGCTCTAGTTGTAGCCATCGAGTTTACGGTATTGATCTTATTCATAAGATAAGCTGCAATAGGGTTGTCAAGATGAGCTATAGAATAGAAGTTTTTATATATCCAATTCCAAACCCGGGTTTTTAATGTAATCATATCTCGGAATGTAAATGTCTTACCAAGATTCTCAGAAGCTCTATTCACAAAAACCGATTTACCTAATTTATTCAAGTCTTTACCTAAGGTTTCGAACTCTATGTATATATCTCTAAATAAAGCTTTAACAGTTGGATCTTGTATTTCTACATCTTCTAACAAATAGTTAGTAGATTCATCTTCAAAGTCGGAGATAGCTGCCCAAGTATCTATTATCTTCCTAGCCGATAGGATATCTTCCGAAGATACTAAAGTAGAATTCAGTATTCTCTCGACTTCTTTCTTATCCATATCTGCCATCTGCTTTATCTGAGTAACAGATTTGAAGTTTTTGATGTCTTTAAGTACTTGCTTTTTCTCGTTAACCCTATCTATAAAATATTGCAAATCTTTTTCAGCAGATCCTTTTAACCTTTCGCGATGAATGTGATTCTCCAGTGATTTTATCTCTGTCTTCACCTTCTTTTCTGCATTCGGAACTTTGATGTTTAAGAATATTTCCTCGCTAAGTTCATCAGTCGGAGCCATTTTTACTAGTTCCCTGGATACGGATGTTGAGTAATTATCATACATCAGTTTGTTGTACAAGTCCATGTCACTAGTACCTGTTACTTGTACAATTCTAGGGTCCGATGGATCGGTAGTTATAGAATCATATAGTCTGGAATTGAATTCTGAAATAACAGGTGATGAGGGAAGGTTTAAAATGATGGCCTCAGGAACAGCTTCGATAATCGCTTTTTCTATTGCAGTCCCCTCGGCCATATTCCCTGGATATATTATGTGATCAGCCGGGTTTAAACTCATACCTTCAAGTAAAATGTTTACTCTTTCCTCTAATGAATTAGGTGGGATTACTCTACTGGCTAAAGATATGTTATTATCTTCTGACTTTTTTTGGTAAGCTTTTTTAGTAGGCCTAGAGTAAAAATTAACTCCTTCCTTTACACCTGATACCCATCCTAGTTTAACAAAAGATTTCTCTATGACCTCATTATCATAGGATGTTCGAAACTTTTCTGGTTTAACTACAAAAGATAAAACCCCACCTGTAATAGCGGCATCTATCTCAGCTAAAGCTTCAGCTACTTCTCCCTCAGACATTATATTTATGAACGGAGTGTCTTCTTTGGAGTAGGACGTTAATGCCAGGTCTTCATCTATAGTTGGTTTTTGTTCAAGTTCGGTTAAGTCTTGTCTTGTTAAGAATGCATCTGTAAGTATTTTAGTAAGGGCAGCTTTATCTAGTAAGGATAACTTGTTTAGGTCCCCTAAAAACCAATTTACAAACTTTTTCCACCATTCCCAGGCATCTCCTTTTTGTTTTACAGCCTGTTCTCCAATGCTTTGAACTAAAGCTTCCTCACTTCCCCATTTTTTTATAGCTTCTTGAACAATAGGGGTATTTCTATTCCATGCAATATAGTGATGAGCATATTCATGAGGTAAAGTATCTTGTTTTTGGTTTATAGCATCTACAAGAATAGTTAATGCTTTAGTATTAGCTTGACCTATTATTTGGTTAGCCTCATTTTTCTGTAAAAAGATATTACTTAAATCCCTGGCAGGGTTTATTGTGATCTCTCTCCATTCATTGCCATACTCATCAGTAATAGTTTTAACATTATCTTTACCGAATTGCTTTTCTAGTATATTACCTACTTTAATTTCATAAAATGCTTCAATGGGTTTAAGTTTTTCTATACCTTGGGACTTAAGTTCTTGTTTCTCTTTTTCTGCTTTATCTAAAAGATCCTTATTTGCTGGAAAATATCCGCTATTACCTCTATGATCTTCATAATAATATTCGTCTTGTCCTTTCTCTATAGCATATTTTATATGATCTATCTCCGCATCTTTTCTCTTTATACTATCAGCAATAGTTTCATGCCCTTCTACTTTAGCAGCAGTTTCACCTTTAGGAAATAATACTTTCTCATATCCTTTCTTAGCACTATCTTGAATAATAGATTTAATAAAGAATGTTACCCAATTGTTGTCTTTGTTAAGAAGTTGTAAGAAAGAATTTCTAGTAATATATTCTTCTTCACCTTTAGGGTTTTTTGCAAAATCTTCTTCTGTTGTTGGTGTATAAAAATCAGTTGCTAAATCATCTTTATCTCTACCCTTCTGAAATAAATCAGATTGTACTTCTAGTATTCTACGAGTTTTAGGTAAATTATTTATATAAGTATTTATATAAGATTCTGCTTCTTTTTTTGTAGCATATTCACCTAATGGTTCGTTAGTAGTTCTATCTCTAACATAGAATTTATTATTGTATTCAAATACCTCTTGACCTCCAATATATTGAGTAGGGTATACACTATCATCTTTTGTAAAATTATAATAGGTGTATAGTGGATTATGTTTATGTGTATTATTTGGGATAAACTTTTCATCACTTCTAAACCATCCAATACCATTATCAGTACTAAATTCTGCATGTCCTTTAATACTAGGTACAATTAATGGGGTAGATATTTCATTCTCAGTGTAGTTAGTACCACCTGGTACTGTTAGGTTTGAGTAATATTCAGAATTTCTTTCATACATACCTCCTTCTAATATACCAGTATCCTCATTATAGTAAGCTGGGGTTTGTTCTGATTTAGCAGTATTAATCTCAACACTATAACTATACTTACTAGCTAGTTCTAAGGCTAATTGTTCTCTATCAGTAATACCTAAATCTAATAATAATTGTTTTTGCTCTTTAGGCACGGAAAGTTCTGTTAAAATTTTATTTAAATCCCACTTAGCTTTTTCTCCTTTAGAAAATATTTGTTTTGCTTTATCAGATAAAAGTATCTCCGTAGCTTTAAGTCTATAGTTAATTTGCTTATCATATTCTTCTTGATTGAATACATTATCTCCGTACTCCCAAGCAGGAGTATTGGTAATATTAAGTTTAATTTCTGGGTATAACTTCTGAAGTTTATCCTGGATTTTCTGAGCTAATTGACTATCAAAAGAGGAATTAGGTGAAGTTTTTGTAACTACAGTAGCCGGGATGTTATTTTTACCAGCTTCATAAGCTTTAGTGAGGTATTCTGCAGAATCCTCGAATGTTTCATCAGCCAGGCTAACACCAGTACTCTTTATGATTATAATCTTGGCATCATTAGTTATAAAAGCAGGAGGAGAGTCTATATCATCTCCTTTAATAATTTCACGTTTACCTTCTTTCTTTAATCTAGAAGTAGGTACTCGAGTTAATTTAGATATCCCACCTTTTATTACTCTTGGGTCTACTAAGTCAACCATAGGAACACCTCCTTCAACATACGATTTGTATACATAATATACAGTCACTTTATTATCAGTACTTTCTATCTTCTTACCATCAACTTGATCTTGAGAATATAGAACAACTGACCCGGCTTTTATTGGGCCATCCGGCTCTTTAGTATACTGCTTTCTTAAAGCTTTCTCATAAGATTCCACATCTACATTAGGTACAGGAACTTTACTGGCAAGAACTATATCCTGGTAATCCATTAATGGTATTTTCCCGGATTTACCAACAAAGAAATCCGCATTATAATCTTTAAACAAAACAGGTTCAAGATTACGATCTTGTTTTACACCGGAGTATTCCTTTGCAAGGTCTATATATCTCCAGTCTCCGAACTCTTTTATGAATTCAGGAGAGTGAATCCTGGCTTTTAACAGATGTGTTTTTGTAGTGTCTTGAACTACGCTTTCTATGGTTTTATATAGTATTGAAGGTTCTCCTTCTCTGGTATAATCTAAAGGATACCCGTTATTAGATTCAAGAACAGCATAAGCTATATCTTTATTTCCGAACATTTTAGTTAAATCCCTAAGATTTTTTCTTACGGAAGGTAGATTTAATGCTAAACAACCCATAATTTTATATATTTATTTATAGTACAAATGTAATAATTTAAAAGATAATACGATGAACGAAAAATCACATGTTGCTCTTGTAAAAAGAGTATGTAGAGTATGCCTTCAAACAGAAGATGCTGAAATACTTTTAGCAACCCATTATCATAAAAATGGAGAACCTGTAGAAGATCTTGCTCCTATGCATGGTAAAGTAGTAGGCTTTATAGAAGATGGTATGTGTAAAAAATGTAAAGAAAAGCACGAAGGTTTTCTTGTTTTAATAGGCTGTGACTTAAGTGCTAATGACTCTTCAAAAGATAACCCAGTACTGTTAGGAAAGAATGTACTTGTTAAAAAAGATTCAGGTTTTGGTTTATATTTACAAGAAAAAGGTCTTATAAAAGATGATATAGCTTATATTGATAAACCAGATTTTGAAGAACTACAATTAAAAATATCTTCAGAACAAAACTAAGTTTTATGATAGGATGTGGTTATTGTCTTTACGAAAAGGAGTGTCATGTACATAATCCTAATGTAAACAAGGCTAGCTTCGGCTGTCCTGGCTTCCGTCACTTTGACGATGCGCCAATTTCAAATGTAAACTTCCCTAAGGAAGAAGTGTCTAATTTTAACGATAGATTGAATGAAAAAAATTGAAGTAAAGATTGCAGGGGCTGGACAAATGCCCCTTTATGCTAAACCTGGAGATGCAGGTTGCGATTTGTGTTACTATGGGGATAAACCGCTAGGTTTAAAGCCAAGGGAGATAACAAAAGTTCCGACCGGAGTATTTCTCGAGATACCAGAAGGGTATGAATGCCAAGTTAGGCCTAGAAGCGGATTAGCTTTAAAAGGTATTATAACTATATTAGGCACAGTGGATTCTGGCTATAGAGGAGAGATTTGTGCTATAGTGCATAACACAACATCAGAGATGTTTGTACTTCAACCTTTTGATAGAATATCTCAGTTAGTATTCAATAAAGTTGTTCAGGCAGATTTTGAAAGAGTTATTACACTATCAGAATCGGAAAGGGGAATAGGAGGATTTGGACATACTGGAATATGAGTTTAACGTTTTCTAAAGCTGATGTTCAGTTTAAAGTAGGAAGTAAACTTGTAAAGTTCAGTGTAGTTCATAATTTACCTGAAATTTTTGGGTTACATTTCGAAGGGGCACTAACAAATTGGTTAGTAAGAACAGATACTTTCACAGCAAAGTCTCTTTGTAAGTATATAAATCAGAAACAGGATGAATATGTATGCATGACTATTAAAACTTGGAATAGATTAAATAAAAATGACAACACAGAAACCTGAAGTTCAAACTATTTTCACCAGAGAAGAGGTGGAGAAATTATTAGCAAGGCAAAGGAGGTTTTCTACAAAAGGTATAAGACACATCCATCCATTTACCCGGACTTTAGTACGGGAACACATTAAGAAATCAAAATTAAAATTTTAAAAAGGAGAATTAAGTATGAAAAAAAGATTATTAAAGTTACTAGGCCTATACACACAGGCAGATATGGTTTCCTTCGGGAATTACCTTCTTTCTATGGAAAGAGAAAAAGTTTTAATGGAAAACTGCAACTCTCCATTTGAGTATGAAGCGAAGAGTGTTAAAGTACATGACGCGGATTTTGACCAATGGAAAAGCCGGTAGAAAAACTATGGATTAGCTTTGAAGAATGGAAATTTGAAAAAGAATGGTTGAAGGGTAGAGAAAAGTTATTCTTTAGGGCTAATCCTATTGCACACGAACTCCTTCATGAAACTATACGGAAAAACATTAAATGAACTAATGAAAGAAAGGGTAAAAACAAAATGAATAAAGATAAAAATAATAAACTCCCCATACATCTGATTGGTATCAGTGGTCGTATGGGGAGTGGTTAAGTAAAGATACTGTTGGAAAAATTGTACAGTATTTATTTGCTAAAGAAGAATCTTCTATAATATATGTAAAGTCAAAGTTAGTAAAAGACATGAGTAATATTTTATTAGACTTTGAAGGATATATTAATGAAGGATATGATAAAAACAGTAACTGGCAAATAAAGAAGTTCGCTACCAAAGTTAAGGAGATATGCTCACTTCTCACTGGGATACCTGTGAAAGACTTTGAGAAAGAAGAAGTTAAAAGTAGTTATTTAGGAGAAGAGTGGGACTATATTAAGTTTGAAAGTTCCGGTAAAAAAGTAATGAATAGAAAAGAGTATTTGGATTACATAGCAGGTACAACTTTTATGCATACTAAATTAGATTTTAACAGGATGACAGTAAGAGAACTACTTCAAAAAGTAGGTACAGATGCAATGAGAGATGTTATACATCCTGATGTTTGGGTTAATGCTTTGATGAAGGATTATAGAGATAAAGTAGACTTTGATAAATCTTTACCACCAAATAAAAACTGGTTAATTACAGATGTACGCTTTCCTAATGAGGCTAAAGCTATTAAAGATAGAGGTGGGATTGTTGTTAGGGTTAATAGACCTTCTGTAAGAAAAGAGGAAGTCACAAATGCTTTGACAGGAGAGAAAGATTACTTTCATGTCCATTATCCGAAGGACGAACATCCTTCTGAAACAGCTTTGGATGGCTATCAATTCGACTATATCATTGACAATTCTGGTAGTATTGAGGATCTTATACGTAAGACAAAGGAGTTTTTAATCTCATTTAATCTTTTATAAAGATGATTGGAATAATGAACGTTAAATTTATACATATGAAATTAGTATTAGCTGAAATAGAATTTGAAGTAGATGCCAAACCTGTAAAATTTAGTGTGTATCACAACTTACCAGATACTTTTGGTTTAAGCTTACAAGATGCACTCGAGAATTGGTTTATAAGAACTGACAAATATACTGCTGCATCTCTTTGTAATTATATTAAAAACAAAGGAATAGAGTATGTTTGTATGACTGAAACACAGTATAAACGATTAAATAAATATGAAAACAAACGAAATAATTGAAGGAAATAAGTTGATTGCCGAGTTTATGGGTTATGTGCTTCATGATCTAGGTGATGGAAAAAGCCCATACTATAATCATAATAATAAGTATTTAAAACCCTGCGCAGTAATACGTTTAGATAAAGGAGAGAAACTTCAATTTGACTCTTCTTGGGACTGGCTTATGCCAGTTGTAGAGAAAATTGAAAGTTTGACAAACTATGTAAATACTGTAGAATATAATAAAAGTAATTATTTAGGAGCTTTTTATTTCTCTATTCTAACAATTCCATTTAGTTCTATTACACAACATGTGTACATTAATGCGGAACATAAGAAAATGATGGGTAAAGATGTTACAGATAGTTGGGCAGATACTAAGATAGAAGCTGTATATAAAGTAGTAGTTGAATTTATAAAATGGTACAATGGAAAGTAAATATAAAGAAAGAGCTGAAGAAATCTTAAAAATGAATATCTGTATAGATGTAATTGGAGAGGATACGAGTACTTATGCTTATACTATTAAAGCCATGTGCCAGTTGGCAGAAGAAGTTGAAAAAGTCTACAGAGATCCTTTAATGTTTGGAGAAGAAGGTTCTATACAAAAGGTATATTCAAAAGCTTATGTAGAAGAACTCCTGCAAAAACAGAGAGAACTGTGTCTTGAAACTGTAAAATCAGATGCGATGAAACTTTATGACTCTGATGTTCCTGATTGTTGGGATGGAGATAGTATTCTAAACGCAAAACTTAAAATTGATGGATGCTAAATTAAGATTTAAAGAAGGTTGGATAATGTTACTTCGCCCTTTTAGGTTTGCTGAACTTAAACAGCCTTTACAAAAGATGACTATACTGTACGCTTATTCTGAAAAACCTATGCTCAAAGTTGAATTGAGTGAAAAAGGAAAGGAGGCTATCAGTGAGCTTTATAATCATAGTTTTGAAGGTGATCCAGGCAGACTGTTTATGGAGCCTGAAGATGAGTATTATACTAGAATCCAATTATCAGAAGATGCTATTTTTAAAGCATATTCTACTGTAGAAATATACTCTGGAGAAGTAGTACAATGCTATGTAGAAAAAACTATGTGTCGATTTTATCCTGATGAGTATACTGTAATACGTAGAGAAACTTTTGAAGAAGTTATGACCTCAGAGGAATACACTATGGACATAGAATCAGGTAGTTATTATGATATAGAAAATATCCAAGATAAAGTACATTATGTTAGAAGTAGAGGAATAGATGATACGTTAGCAAAACGTATGTGTTCTTCTGAAGCTAAGGATTCAGTAATTTTTAGGCCTAAGCGGGAACTACTAGAGATATTCTGTAGGGAACATGAAATTTATTAAAAACTTAAAATTGATTGATTATGTCTGATATTGAAGTAGATAAATGTGATTTTTGTCAAAAGATAGTACAAGTAGTGAGAACTTATTTAAGGCCTTCTTTGTTTATAAAACCATCTGTGTTTGAGGAATATAAAGACCTCTATAATTCAGGTAATTATTTTATTATAATCAAAACTTGTAATAGTTGTGGTAAACCTAAAATTGATTAATATGGAAAAGATACTAAGAAAAGTCAGTACGAAGGATAGACTTCCTGAACCTTTAGAAGAAGTTTTTTGTGATTGTGGCGAATACGGATTAAATGTGCTTTATCTTAATAAAGACCATGCCATTAAAAAATTTGATAAATGGACTATTTCTAATTCTGGATACAACGCTTTGTTTGAGCCAGAATATTGGTATGAAGAAGTTGATTTGATCGAATTACTGCCTAAGCAAGCTATTTCTCATTTAGCTTTATATGATGAAGCTAAAGAAAGATATGAAAAAGCTATGTCTGTACTAAAAAATGGAAATTACATCAGAACTAGTATGGTTCATATTGAAAAAGCACTTAAAATTGCAGCAGGTATTAAGGAGGAATAATTATGACAGTACAAGAAATGGATAAATCCCTTACTACTTCATGGAAACAAATGCCGGAATGGTGGGGGAATCCAGAACTAGGTTTTGAGTGCTGGGGTAAGAGATATGAAAAAAACTATGGTACTTATAAAGTCTACATATTTGGTAAAAAAGATTACGGGAAAAATAGTCCGCAATATGATTACACTAATAAGGACCCAGAAAAAGGTTTCTATGATGAATCTACTAGATATATTAAAGGATATGTTGATCATAGTGATTGGAGTTTTTGTGTTAGGGGATGTTATTCCGGTTCAGTAGGTTATGCACATTTAAATGACATATTACCTCAAAGCGGAGAAGAGGCATGTAAAATGCTTGACGAAATATTTAAAAAAGAAAGGATTTACTAATGAAAAGTTATAAAATTGAAATAACACAACGTGAAGATAATAGTATTAGTATGACAAGGACCAATGATGGTTTTAATCTAGCTGAATTATTAGGTTTTTTAGAACTTGTAAGAATGGAACTTTATGCTATTTTTAAACAGGAAATTAAAGTAGATGAAATTAAAAGAAATACTATTATAGATGGCAAAGATTAAAGAATGGTGGGAATATGTCCAACCGGGGCATACTCTTAAATGCATAGATGTTAAATTACCGGAAGGTGTTAAAGAACCAGTACTAGGGGCTGGCTATGGTGGATCAGGGTGGTCAAAAGCTGCAATAATAAAAGTGCGAGTTATAAATGTACATGGTGATCATGCAGTATTCTTTTATGAAGGTTCTATATGTGGAGTTTATTCTTATGCTTGTGAGCCTTGTTATCAAGTTGGAGATTGGGTTATAGATGAGTCAGCTAAGGCTCCTGCAGCCTATAAGATTATTTCTGTAAATGGAGATATACTTATGGCATCTAAAAACTCTTGTTTTTATTCTAATCAACATGGGTTAAGGTATGCTACTAAAAAAGAAATTGACAAAGCAATTCTTTTAAATAACTCTCTTTCTGTAAACGATCTTATTATAGGTAATTTTTATAAAATTACAGACGCTAATGGCACTTTCCTTATAATTAAATTCCTTTATAAACCGGACGACCCTAATAGAATCGCAGGAACTTATATTTCCAACATGAATTCTATATGGGAGTTTAAAACATCAAGCCATGTTTGGCATCATGAAAGACGTTTAGAGGTTGCTACTGAAGAAGAAACTATATGGCTTGAGGCTTGTATTAAAGAAGATAAGTTTATAAAAAAAGAGGATATAAAAAAAGATACTTTACCTGAAAAATGGTGCGTAAAAGTTTCTGATATTCCTAGGGATTTAATGGAAAAGTGGCGGAAAGCTGCTTTAGGTATTAGTACTTATGTTGATGATAATGAGTATTTAGAGCACACATCCTTTAGAATAGACCCCTATAGGTATCCTGATCGTATAATACTACCTTTCGAACAGGTTAAAGACTATATCTATAGTAAAATAGGTATGACAGAGATTCCAGAGTTACGACCTACTACAGAAGAAGGGTGTACTGAATGTGATGGTACAGGTTATGTTATGACTGCAAAATTATACCCATCTGGACATACTGAAGTAAGCGAAATTTGTGAAGTTTGTGGAGGAGAAGGTGTTTTAGAAAAGGAGGAAACAATGAATGACCTAGAAAAAGTTAACTCCATGCTTAATATGGAGTCTAATTTAAGAAGAACTCATAGCGGTGATGACGTACAATTACCTAAATTTGTATTGACTAAAGAGTACGTAAATTACTTCGAGAAAATAGAAGATGAATAGTAATAAACAATTAAATTAAAATTTATGACAAAAGCAGCTAAAAGTAAAGTAGTAGAAGAATCCAAATCTTTAGGGGATAGGGCTTCTGAGTTTTTAAACATCTCAGCAAAAGAGAATATCGATATGTTTGAGGAGAAGATGACTAGTCATTGGACTCAACAAATCCGGAAAGCTAAATCAAAATTAAACTCTTTAAAAGAGGATTTTGATAATGAGATGAGGGATCATCAGTATAGGTTGGATGAGTTAAGAAAAGAATGCTCAAACTCTTTCTTAAGGATTAACATTAACAGAGTTAGTTCTGTTATAGATCGCCAAAATTATGTCGAGTCTTATGAAACTCAAATCAACGATGCCTTTAACTTATATCGAAACTATGAAAGAGCAGTAGATATGTTCGTAAACAGTTACGAAATAGAGGCAAAAACACTTAACTCTAGAATCAGCTTCTGGGAAGAATGCCTGAAGTTCGGTAAGGAGTAGCTCTCTTAACCCGGTGTAATGCCGGGTATATTTTAACATTTTTAAATAACAAAAACGAAATTAAAATGAAAACTATTTTTATAACTTTTATACTTTTAAATATTTTAGGGTTTAATTCTATTAAGTTAAATCCAGGTTTTGTACATCCTACTGAACAGAAAGGATATTACGTTGCACAATCTTTTGGTAATTACTCTAAAAGAGGAGTACACTTAGGTGTAGATATAACAAAACGTGGTGCTCCAAATGCCGATTTAGGAGAACCTGTGTACGCTATATGCGATATGACTATATCCTCTGTTAATGGTAACAATAAAGGTTATCTTTCTGCAATAGCTAAAATGGACGGTAAGTACTATAGAATTATATATTTACATTTAGATACTATCTTTGTAAAAGAAGGATGGAAAGTAAACTGTGGAAGATACATAGGAACTATAGGAAATGACGAAGGAAGTACTACGGCCCATCTACACCTTGAAATAACATCTGATACTACTAAGTACTTAGGGGCTTACGGAGCTTTAGAATTCAATGAATCTTTTATGGATCCTATGAAACTTATACCTAAATACAAAGAATAACAGTAACAAAAAGGGATATTGTTCCATATATATATATATATTGACTTTTTAGACAGGGGAGTAAAATCCCCTGTTTTTTTTTATTATTTATTTATACCACTCTTTTTTGCGTACTCTACATTTCTATTGTGTTTTTTAGCCCTTTCTATTTTAGCCTTATCCCAACTTTGGTGTTCGTTTAAAGCAGTAGCGTAATAAACATCTTTTTCTTTCATGAAGTCTTCAGGGTAATAATCCGCTTTTCCGGAATTACCAACGGAATATACATTACCATAATCGTACATTATATGATCTCCATTTTCATCTATACCTACAGATGTCAATGAATGTCTAGTTCGTATAGCTTGTTCTCCTATATTCTCTTTAATAGTTTTACCTTTTTCAGTTCTTTCTATAGAAATTTTATCTCCACTATTGGTGTAAGTCATACCAGTGTCTGCATCTCCTGTATTAAATATAGTACCAATAGGTACGTTATCCCAAGTTTTAGCGAACTCATTTCTACTTTTTTCTATTGATTCATAAAACTCTCCGGCTCTTTCTTCATCTATTTCTGTCTTAGCTTTATTTAAGTAATCAGATTTTTTAACTGATGGCTTTAACAGAGTTTTTCCAAATCCAAAATGTTCAGCTATAGATGGTAATTCCCAAGAATCTAATCCTGGAAAGTCATTATTATTTAAATAGCCAGATTGACCTGTTCTTATTTTAGCTCCTTTAAGGTTCTTATCTCGTATACTATAATAGGATGGTAAGTCTGGGTTGATTATACTTTGTGCTCTACATGCTGAACCTAAACAACCTTGAGAATCCGCATAAGGAGCCCCTTCAAATTTTTCAACAGGTTTTCCTTTATCATTAAAGGCTCCTGTATAGTTGTTAAACCATTCCCTTCCTGATGTATTCCATGCATTTACTGTAGATTCAATATCAGATTTTCGTAAACTAGCACTTTTAGGTAATGTTACTATATCCTCTCCGAACTCTTTTGTAAAGTCTTCAGGTAATTCTTCTAATGGAGTTCTATATTTAGGGACATTTACTTTATTTTCTTGTTTTGGTATCTTAAGTCCATCAGCTGCTTTCACGTATCCCCCAGTTTTAAACTGGTTTGTACTAGCAACGTTTTGTGATTGAGACTGTCCAGTTCCTTCTAAAAGTGCCTCATAATCAACAGGTAATTCTAAACCTCTTTCTTTTAATCCTGGTAAATCTCTCTTCCTTATAGGAAGGATTTTATTTGTTTTTACATATTCTTCATGTGTTCCTTTTTTATAAGGACCATAATCTTCATTAGAATAATACCCTAATATAAAGTCGTCAGCTTCAGCACCAACTAAACCTTTGTATTTACTTAATCCAGCACTTGTAGAGAACCATTTAGTTTTATCTGATGGTTGAAACATAGGAGGTGCATTAAGGCCTTGTGATCCTGCAGGAGGATCTGTAGGGTTTTTCTTTTTAGTAGGTAACATCAAAGTACCATCCTCGGCATAGTCCTCTTCCAAAGGAAGAGTATTTACTATCTGATCTATACCTTCATAATCCTCTTGTTCTAGTAACGACCTAACTCTACCGCCAAGGTACTTCGGGATAACCGCGTAACTTCCATTTCCACTTCTTAATATAAGCTCTCCACCTTCTGCTTCTACTTTTTTCATACCATTTCGTTTATCTGGTTATCTAATAATTTTAATGATTCTCTGGATATACTTCCGTCTTCTTCAGTAAGGGATTCAAGGATGTCACATAGAGTTGTAGTCTTTTCAATCTCCTCTACTTGTTCATTGAGATATTTCTGAGCTAAAGCTAACGTCATAAAAGATCCTTCTTCCATAGCTGCTTTAGCAAGCTTCTCGCATTGATTTGTAATCTCTACTTCATGCTTAAATGCTGCAATAAGTACGTCTTTTAAACAAGGGAAAGTATCAGGTTCTGGAGCTTTTAAAGCCGGAACTGTAGGATTAATATCAAGGGAAAGTAGATACTTGTATGCCCATTCTGCGTGAGTAGCTTCTTCTTCTGAATACTTTTTGAACAGTTTTTCTGCTCCAAGGTATCCATGGTATCCCATACAAATAGACATCCTTTTATAGAGCCTACTTGAGTACTCTTCCTGTTCTATTCTATAGTTCAGAAGATCAATAAGTTTTTTAGGTAGTAAATCCATCTTTATAAAATTTAATTTTTATATCTTTTCTTTTTAAGTACTCTTTGTGGGGTCTTATCAAAAGATGCTGTAGATTCTAGTGTTTCGGTTGGAGTATCCTGAACCATAATATGTACACCATATTCAGCTTTAATACTTGTTTCCCCCCTTACCATTTGCACACCTTCATCTCCTATTTTTAGTTTAATACCTCCATTAGCATGTGATGGTCCTTCTAAATCTTTAACAAGTTCCCACTTTCCACCTACAAAGTTATTACTATTTTTAATATAGGCTCCATCTTTTTTATCAGATTTACCACCGACTAAACTCCAAGAGTCGCTTTTTATTCCATGGTTTCTTGCTTGTACAATACCTCCATATTTCATGTTATGTTGGCCTATTTTAGCATTAGATAAGCTCCATGTTTCCCCTGAGTAGTGATAAGGTTTAGTTATAACTAAACCGTGTTCTGCATATATGGAAGGATTAGCGTCAACAGCTGTCCATCTAGAACCGGTTTTAGCCCCACCTCCACATTTAGAAATTAGTTCTTTACCCAAAGAAACAAGGCTTTTAAGATTTATATTATCCAGAATAGAATCATTATCCAGTTTATCTTTTAAACTTTTAGAAACATCATTATTTCCAATAACTTTATTGGAAAACTTAGCTACCTTTTCTAGGTATGCTTGAAACTCATCCGGAGCCTCAGTAGATACTATTTCAGTATTTACTGGGGTTTTTTCTTTTTTTACAGGCTCAACGATAGCTTCCTCATTTTGCTCCGGATTAAACGTTCTGTCTATACCTAATCTTTTATATAAGTCGGTTATGAGTGTATTTGCATCTCTTTTTGCTCTTTTACTCTCTCCATTTTCTACGATATCATTTAAAACAGATAAGGCAATAGCAGCTTTATCAATAGGAATATCTTTCTTAAAATCCCTAATCATCTCTGATATATAGTCATACTTATTTGAGTCTACTTTATTATTCCATACAGTTTTCCAGTCTTTTGCTGAATCTATAAAGGATTCTATATACTCTTTAAGTACCTGCTTAAAAATATCTGGCTCCATTATAACCATCTGGTTTATCTGGTTGACAAAGACAGTACCTTTAGGTTTAATCACATCTCCGTTATATGGCATGTAGTTATTGAATGTTTTTGTCTTTCCGCTTCCACTCATATCTGGCATAACTAATTCTACCTGAGATATCGTAAGTACATCCGCTATAATACTTTCTATAAACTCGTCGTTAAGTCCAAGAGCTTTTAGTAAAGACCTATACAACTGTTTAGCTGCTTCCCATATCTTTTTGCCTAAGTTAGTCTTTAGCATAGTAGGTTCGGACCCGGCATGAGCAACAAACTCATGAATGTTGGATAAAGAGTATAAGTAAGTAGAGTTAGCCATACCTGTTATACCCCTCATCTTAGCTAATTCCATCTCTGTAAATGAGGATACTTTTGTGAAATAGCTTATATCCTGGTTTATCTTTTCTCTCTCTTCCGGATTAGTAGTTGTCTCTAACCTTGTTCTCAAATCTTGAATCGCAAGGCTGGCTTTCCTTTTTTCAATAAGCTCTTTATAAGCACTTACTTGAAGAGCATGAGTAGAGATTCTTTTAAGCATCTCTAGTGTGTCTAAAGAAGCTTCTCTGTAATTAGCAAAGATTGACAGCTTAAACGTGTTCTTCATGTTGTCATTAACAGCAAAGGCGTCTATTCCATTTGCCATTAATTGCTGCATATTTTCTATAGCCTTAATTACTTCCGGTGTATTAGTGACTTTCCCTTGTAAGTTCGGGTCTAGTTGACTATTTATGGTCCTGTAAGTTAGGAGATGAATTTGCTCATGAAGTATTGTCTTTAAAAGATGTGTGTCTGAGTGTTTATTCAGTTTGGTTATATTGTTGTTTATAGTAATACTCGGAACTTTGCCTGGTTTAAACTCACCTGCAACATTCTCACCAAGCTTATCACTGAAAACTATAGGTACTTGATCATTGCCTGGCATAGCTTTATAAGATAAGAATAAAGGAAGTAACTCTGTCGGTACATTATCAATTTCTACAAAGTTGAGTAAATCTTTTAATGTCTTTATATCTTCTTTATTATCCGCGATATCCTTAGCCAGGCGATTTCTGTTTTCCTTATAAGAAGCTTTGTCTTCATTTATAGAGGAAACATTTTTAGTCTCTTTATTGAAAGAGTACACCTTAATAGCTTTTCCTCTATTAGTTTGTATAGGAACGAATAGATTTTCTCCTATATTCCTCAACATGACTTTATATGGAGATTTAGTTTCTTCGTTATACTTTATAATGTTTAAGTATAATGGAGGATCTCCACCATCATAAGAATAATTACCTTCTCCCATAGGGGTAAAATCTTTTGCAAGAACCCCCCTTATTTTGTCTGGATGATTTCTTACATATTGGTTAAGAAAAGACTCTACATCTACATAAGAACCTGTCTTTAAAATCTTACTTAGTATTTCTGCCGGTATAAACTTTTTAAAAGAAGTTCCTTTTCTTCCACCTTTTATTAAGGAGTAGTATACTAATTGCTGTGCAATATGAGAAGGATTTATTCCAGAAGGAAGTACAAGGTTCGACTGCAGTAAAGATATGAAAGAAGCGTAGATGGCATTATCATCATAGCTATCTCCAGCAATCCTATTATAATCTATAACAACTGTTTCATCCTCTACCTTTATATCTAAACTCTGGATAAACTTATTTGTTTTTCCGAATTCGGTTTCTTTTAAAGCAAGAAGGTTGGAATACAAACTGCCTCTTCCTGTTTCGAAGAAAAGTTTATCCCTTAGCTCGTCTACATTTTCAGACACAAAATTTGTCTGTAAGAAGTGTACATACTCATTTCTAAGATCATATAATTCCGACTCATTTAAATCTCTTCCTTTTATTTTCTGTAATGCCTCCACTGTAGTTTCAAAAAACCCGGAAGTCTCTATAAACTTTCCACCAAAATACTTCAGCAAAGCATTGGCTCCGTAGAAAGTATCGAATCCTGCTTGTGTAGTTGGCTCTACAAAAATGCCCTCTTCTTTAGCATAATTACCTAGTAACTCATTAGATCCAACTACTTTACTTTTTTGTAGTTTATCTGCTCTTTCTGACCGTTTTTTAGTTACATAGAAATTCTTATGTAATCCTTTAGAATCCAGGTTTAACAATTGCTTAACAGCACCTATACTTCTACTATGATCTGATAAAAGTATGTACTTACTAAGTAATGCTACCTGAGTAACACCAAAGTCACTTCCGTATTCTTCAGGAGATTCTATCATAGTCATCATTGCTTCGAAAGCATCTATACCTTCAAAGTCAGCTTTACCTTCATGCATAGACTCTATGTAAGTAGGTATTAAAGCTGTAACTTTACCATCTTCTCCTTTAACCTCTTTAGGTGGAGAAAATTCCTGTAATAACTGCTGAAATATATCCTCTTTTGTAAGTTTAGATGAACCTGAAAAAGACCCTTCTGCATTATTCAAAAGTTTTATGTACTTCTTAATAATAGGTTGAGACATAAATGCAGATGTTATCTCCTCCTCAAATCCCAGCATACTAAGTAAAGCATAAACCCCAGCTGTTTTTTCATTGAGGTTTATCTTTGCCATGTACTCTAGATTAGCGTTATCTACAGATATGTTTTGTAACCCAACAATAAGGGCTGTAATTAATCCTGGGTTTTCCTTTTTTAAGGATGTTTCCTCTGACAAAACACCTGAAGAATCTTTATACTTATTTCCGAATCTTACTCCTGTATTTACACTGCCATCTTTATTTCTTGTGTGTCTAGTAGATATAGGTAGCAATTCTATAATAGGACCATTAGGACCTATTATAGCTTTTCCTTTTTCATCCAATGCAGGATAATACTCTGAGATGACAGATTTGTTACCTTGAGATAAAGCATTAAATATACTGTCAGAAGAAAAGATAGATATACCATCTTTACCGGCAGAGCCGTCTTCTAATTTTTTATTGTGATATTTTCTTGATATTATAGAATCTACAGCTTTATTTTTATTGTAGGCCTTATCTATTCTTTGAGCCATTTCAGGAAACTTTCCTGATGTAAGAGGTTTTATTACAGAAGACATTGCTTCTTTTCCTAATAATACAGATTCATGTATCTCTACTATAGTATTTTGCATATTCTTCCTGTATAGCTCTTTAAGCTCATCCCTCTCCTCTTCTAACTCTTTTATTTTCTGTAGAACTTCCTGAACCTCATCGGAGGATTTTACTTCTGTTTTCAGTTGTGGTATAGATTCTTTTAAAGCTTTACCTAGCATTAAAGCCTTTGTAGCTTTTGATACATTTTTACCCTTCAACTGTTCTTTTAAGTGAGCACGTTCCTCCTTAATCCTATCTTTTATAGAGGAGTCTACAAGTTCTTTTTTAGATGAATATAATTTTTCTATATGCTCATCTATCTCTAATACTTTTTTAGTATAATATTCGGTACTAATTTCTTTTATCTTCTCAATAGACTTGGTTTCTTCATTATACTTATAGTTTTTCATATAAGAATAAAGCTTATCCACGTCGAAGTCAGATCCCATTTGTACAACAAAATCTTGTGGGGCTATTACTAAATCACCCGAAGCGTAAGGTATAAATCCTACTATCTCTACTACAGACATACTTTGTTGTAGTTGTGTTGGTATACGAAATGATGGGCTTAATAAAAGTTCTTTAGGAAGTTTAGAAGTATCTATTCTATTAGTTCCTTTTATTAAAAAGTCTTTTACATCTAAGAGTTTTCCATCACTTCCCCTAAACTTAAAAGGAAGTAAAACTTGTGCTGGAAGTACTTCTCCTGTTTTAGGATCAATCCTTTGAGGTAATAATCCTACTTCAGGATTGAAACTGTCAGTATACATTATACCACCATTCTTATCAAACTCTTCAGTACCTTCCCAAGCTTTAAATCCTATTTCCGCACCTAATACAGAACTAGTACCTGGCATATCCTGCTTTAAGATAAACCTTTTAACTACAGAGTTAATAAGAGCCATGTAATTATCTGCATAATCGCTAGCCCATAAAGGAACTTCAAACTCACCTTTCTTGTTTATTCGAAGTCCATTCTTTAATGTAATACTGCCTTCCTTTCTTCTCTCGAGTTCTGTCAAAAGTAGCCTGGCTAATTTTCTATTATCTACTACTCTATTTTTACTTTCACTTCCATCAGGATGAGTAGTGATTTTTTCTATAGTTATAAAATCCTCTAAATCTTCTAATCCAAGTTTATACAGTTGCTCATAAGTGCTATTATATATATCCCTTAATCTTCTACCGTTATAAGTATTCCCTCTAAAAGTAAATGTCTTTTTAAGTAGGTTTGCAAATAGTAGTTTAGATTCCTGAGAACCTTTTGTTGTATGGTCTTTATCTTCTTTAAAAGGTACGGATTGCTGTATCCTCAATCCACTTGAATCTAGTGTTCTATAACTCTTACTAAAATCTAAGTCTTTTAAGATATTTCCCTTTTCATCAAATATTACAGCCGGCTCCGATATATTTCCTACTTTAACTGCTGATGAATAAGCTATTCTGACAGGAATAAAATTACCATTTTCATCTTTCTCCAACTTCTCAGCAGCTTTAGCTATTGAGCTGAGTTGTAAGTCACCATTATAAATCTGGGGAAGTAGTGGGAAAGTAGAACTTTTAATGTAAGTCTTTCTATAAAACTTTCTTGTACCTGACGAATCCACATTTACTAATTCAGTATTAGCATACACCGGTTTTCTGGGTCCTAAAACTTTCTTTAAGACATCTCCGGTAAGTTCTTTACCTGAGTTTATAGTGTCATATGCTAGTTGGTATTCTTCTGAGGAAAGTTCTCCATACCTCTTCATTTCCATTAAGTGAGTTTTCCAGGTAACATACTCCTGGCCATCAGTAGATGTCATTTTACTTTTTCCGAAAGAAAAGTAAGGAGCAGATACCATGGACTCTAACTTTCTAGTTATATCAGAAAGGGCTATTTCGTCTTCGGTAGTGTCCTCTCTATTCTCATCTTTCTTTGCCGATGCTACCTTTTCTGAAAGTAGTTCGTATTTTTGCTGCATGGCTCGGAAAGTAGAACCTTCAATACCATCCAATACCTTTACAATATCTTCAATAACTTTAGATTCCCCTATTAAATCTTCTATAAATACCTGTCTGTGAAAAGGAGTTTCAGAATAGTCAGCTTCTTCTCCAGGAGCTATTTCATTAGCCAACCTTTTTGTTATATTACTGTTCGTACCTGCCACATCTCTTTTATAGAATTGTGCTGGATCTCCTACAACTAGTTGGAAAAAGTTTGCAGCATTCAATTCTTCACTAAAAGTAAGATTAAATGCTAGTTCTGTAGCTGAATATCGTCCTTCAAGGACATCGGACTTCTCGCTATTTATGTTTTGTGCATGGATCAGGTTATAGTTAGTATCTACTAGTCCCATAGATATCCATTCATTTAATCTACTGCTGGCTTTACTTTTAAGGTCAGATTTGATAGCTGTCTTTATTCCGCTGGAAACTGTTTGTATTCCTGTTTTAATATCCAGATTAGATTTATTCCTTAAGTTTATAAGGTAATCTACAAGTTTAATATCTCCTTCTTCCTTCGTACTACTAAGTGTTCCGTCCTTCTTAACAAACATATCATTAAGGTAAGGAGTCATATAAAACAAATCCCCCTTGTACGTATCCAAGTCAAGAGCATCTACATAAGCGGAGTCAGAAGCTATAATCCTACTAATTTCTGCTCGAACTATTTTCTCATAGTATAAGTTTATACTAGCTTCTGAAAATAAGAATCCATTTCCTTTATCATTTTCTTTAGCTGCATTTATCATCAGCCCATTTAAAAGCATTCCCCTTGACTTATCAGAAAATGTAGGTAATAAGAAGGAACCTTTACTGTAAGATAATCCTTCTAGTGGACCTTTAGTATCTGTTTCTATCGAATTATTATAGTTTCTTGTGGCATACCCAATCAATAACATCTCTAAATCTACCTCACTTAACTTAGTAAGTTCATCAGATCTATCATAAGTATCGTCTTGTTCTTTCTTAAGAATAGGCTGTAATGAAACATACTGCATAGTAAACCAATCTTCAAAAGACTTACCTAAGTCTGTTTCTCCTTTGGATACATCTAGTAATTCCCGGTATAAAGACCGACTTGAAAACACTTCTTTTTTTAATTCCTGAAGTATACCTTTCTTATTCGTCTTTAAATCTTTTATTTTATTAGCTAAATGGTGGTTATTAGTGTATGTGTATATCAACTTATCTACTACACGGAATACATTACTAAACTCACCTTTCGAGAAAGAAGATACTGCACGAGCTAAGGATTTAAAGAAAGTAGTATTAATGAAATTACTGTCTGCTTTCTTACCTTCTTGCATAAGCTTTAACTCATATACAAGCATTTTAGCTAAACTTATAGAGGCCGATGTATCCTTGTCTTTCTTTTCTTCTCTTTTAATAGAGATATCGCGATTGAAGAAAGCATTCAGGAAATTCTCAGGTAAATCTAAACCTAGTTGAAAGAAAGCATTTTTTATAGGAGCTACGGCTTTAGTTTCATCCTTACTTTTGATAGCCTCATTCAAATCATTTATAAGCATTCCTATTTTTTCAGGATCATAGAAACCTCTGGTTGTAACCATGGGTGACTTTAAATGGTACTTCGACCATTCATTAAGAACACGTCTATAAGCTGAATTTTCATTTTCATTCTTAATAGTAAGTGTGGATTTAAAACTTCCGTCTTTCTGTTTTTCCATAAACTGATATACAAAAAGCATATCTATTTTATGTTTAGCCATGTCTCTTACAAACATATACCGAGTATACTCATCAAGCTTGTACTTTCCTTTATTTGGACCTTCTGTTTCAACATCCATCTGTGCAATCAAATCCCCTAACCAGGCTAAATTACTATTCTTAAGTTTCTTTACCTCCTCATGTTTTTTCTTTAAAGCTTCAAGTATACTTTCATAAGATGGATACACATTCTCTAAAAGTCTATGTAATTCATCATATACTATATTAAAATCCATGAAATCATGAGCACCGAAGAATGTTCTTTCAGGTATAAGATTCCCGCTTTTATCGAACTTTGACTTCCGGATAAAGGAGAAAAAAGCTTTCATCCTCCCCCCTAATTTTTTCTTACTGTCTGTTTCTATTGAGTAATTATCTGAAAATGTAGTTCTCTCAGCATCCAGTTCTGTAAACTCCGAATCATCAATAACAATATCTTCCATAGGAGAACTATCTTCTATAGATTCTTCAGTTACTGGAGCATCATCTTCTACTTTAATCTCCTTGTTGATTTTAAGGCCTACATTGTCTTTAAGATGCTTTATACTCATCTTGACAATCTGACTTATATTATCCCTGGCTATTTTTAAAGCACTGTTGTTAAACTCAAATACCTCTTTAGCTGCGGTTACGTTGGCTTTAACAAGACTAAGACTTGCTAAAGAAGCTTCATTTGACTTTATTTTACTATTTATATCAGACAATAATTCTTCAGATAGGTTTTTGTCCGTGTACTTTTTACCTTCCCCTTTACTATTAAGAGCATTCCTGTAAAAGTTATTAGCTGTATAGGTTACTATCTCCCTTTGTTGTTCAAAAGTAAGTCCTTCAATAAATAACTCTGGAGAATTCTTTACGATCTCTTTGTGTATCTCTTCTGTATAAAACAGGTTCTTTTCTATATTACAGTGCATATATCTTTAGTTGCAAGGTTTTTGACTTCTATTTTCTGTTTCACTTAATGCTAAAGCTTTGATAAGGCCTTCTAAATCAACATTACTTAACCCAGACTTCCTTATCCCTTCTACTTCTTCCATTAACCCTTCTATCTCTTCTATAGTAGAAGTTGTCGAATAGAATAAAGCTTCAGCAAGAATTTTACTTTCGTTACCTAACGAGATATAAAAATCTCTAGTCTTTACATCATTTCCCGGTTGACTTTTATAAACCATAGATCTTGTTACCACCGTTTCTACTTCATCCTTAGGATTAGGGTGCTTGACAGCTTCTATAAGCTTGTATGCAAAGTCCTTATCCTGAAATTCATCTATAAGCTCTTCAACAGTTGTAAGTGGACTTAAAGATAGAGATTTTCCAGGAAAATACTTACTTAAATCTATAGCACTTTCTATTTTTACTTCTTCCTCCCTTTCTCCTATAGAGGATTTATCTCTGTTCTTTTTATCTATTTCCTCTATAATACTATAGTTTTCGATAAATGTAACTACTGGTAGAGTATTACTCTGGCTGTTTATTTTTATGAAAGCTTCCAGAGCTTTAACATCATTGGGTTTAACACCCAACTTATTAAGTTTACCTATAACATGGTTAATAGAATGTTTTTTAATTATAGCCTCTTCTATTATTTTCCCTACTTCGGTTAACGTAGCGGTATCCATTACAACCTCATTTGACTTTTTGTGGTTTATAATAATAGATGCTTTTCCATGTTCTTTAAAGAATTGTTCAATTTCCCCCTTACTCTCTTCTTTGTCTACATCCTTTATAGGACCCTCAGTGCTTATATCAAAGTCTACAATGTTTTGTATAGTATAAGCATTACTTCCATCAGGAAGTGGTATTGGCTGCAAAGAAGTAGTTGTATTTGTCTTTACAAAATCTCTATATGTAGGTTGCTCTATAATATCCCAGTTTCCTTCTGCGTTTCTAATTGCTACTTTAGGTGGGGTTTTCGATGTGATACTTTTCTTATTAATAGCAAACCTTATCTTACTATCTATGTAAGAAAATAAAACTTCTACGGCTGCAGAAGTGTTTTGCATATTTTTCCTATCTATCTGTACAGAACCATAATTAGCGAAACTTATAACTCCGGTTTCCAGGTTTATACCTACCATTATAGTTCCATTAGTGGATCCTAATTCCGCTATCGATTCAACAGTACCTTCTGTGTTATCTATAACATACATAAACTGAGAAAGCATGTCTCGTAATCCTTTGGGAGATACTATATCTATATTAAACCTTTTCTTAAAAAAGTCAATTGTTTTCTTACTTTCCTGTTTCCCAGGTTCTAGATATGCAGATATTAGTGTCTTGGCTGAATCCTTCAAACCAGCATTTAAAAAAGTATGTGTTAGTGGTTCCGCATGGTATACCATTTTACCATCTACTCCTTTATTAAGTGGCACTAATATAAAAGGTGTACCCATTGGGTATAAGTTTACACTCTCCTTATTTAATACTTTAGTCCCTGATGGTAAACCTATAAGATTATCTCCTACAGATAAAATAACAATCGGTGTATTTTCTTGTACCTGGTCAGATGTTTTTACCTTTTGTCCTATCTTCCTGGAGATTCTAAACCCTTTATACAATCCATTTTCGAACTTTATTACCTTATGCCGTACTGTACCTTTTACAGCACCTTCTTTTTTAGATTTAAAATGTTCGAATACTGTGGATCTTTTTTCGCGCATCTTTGCTTGATGCCCTGCTATTACTTCTTCAGAAGCTCTAAGTTTATTCATCCAGTTAGGTGTATGCATGTAACCCACATGCTCATCATTTATCCCCTTAATCCTTACAGGAATAAAGTCTTCTGGTATTACACCTTCCAGTTCATACTCTTTCGTAAATTCTATAAAAACCGGGTCCGTTACATCGCGTATATCTCCTTTCTCATTTATTAAATACTTCTTTATATCCTCGAAATACACAGTATCTCCGTTTTGTTTTAAAGAAACACGGCCTTTATAATTCATCTGTACTTCAAAAATTAAAGGTGTACCTTCATTATACTTCTCTGGATTTAGTACAGGAGAAGCTGATATTTCTGGATTGGAGTTATCTACTTGTATTTTATTTCCGTTCTCGTCTAAAGTAGTAATGTAACTCACAGATAAGTGCGCTATAGAACTTGTAGGATCTAGGTTACTACTAGTACCTTCATTATCAAAAGACTCTTCTAATACATCTTCGAAATTGTTATTTGTAGAGTGGCTTTCAAGTATAATCTCCTCCACAATAACATCTGTATACTCACTAGTCATTCCTTCGGGATACATAACTATAGGATCCGCGTTACTAAACCGGCTATAAGTTTCCGGCAAAGATTCCCCTTTATAGTAAGTATTATAGATATCTTTCAAAGCACTATAGTTTTCACTTACAAACCTCTCATTCATAGCATTTCTTACATACTCTACAAATGAATTGAAATCTTGAAACATAGACTTAAAATCAGCCGTATCATCTTTAGTCGGTCTGTCTCCTTTCTCCCTCATCAAAGCTTTTACCAGGCCTTTTAAATTTTTAGCTGTTTGGGAAGAAACTTTACTTAACTCCTTTTCTTTTTTCTTTTTAGCAGACTCGAATGCTTTTGCATCATCTTCTGTTTGTACTTGAGATTCTAGATTCAGTAATTCTGCTCTTCCTGTTTGAGCTATTACTTTATCTTTCACTATATCAAATAAAAACTCTTCTGGTATTTTACCATCAAGTCCTTCTCTACTAGCTATTTCTTTTTTATTTAAAATCTTCTCCTCAAGTTCATGTTGTTCTTTTTCTTTAGAAAGGTCTTCTCTATTAGAAGTATAGGTATCTAAAATCTCATCCATTACATCATTATAAAGTTGCTCTGGATTTTTTGCAGTTTTACCGGATGCTATAGCCACATCAATCTCATCGAACTTTTTATTTACTATCTCTTCAAGTTCTACTAAATCATTCTCTTGTAGATCTACACCCTTTTCCTTAGCCTTAGTCAATAATACTTCTTTAGTTGCTTGTGCTTCTTCAGAATCTTCCGTTTCCAGTACTCCGTCTGTATTTTCTACAGCATTCTCTGGCTTTGTTCCTACTTCTGTAACTTTTTCTATAGGAGATTTAACTTCTGGTTTAGTTGTAACAGTACTTGGAGCTACCTGTTGTATAACACTTACTATTTTTTCTCTTTGTTTGAATGTAGATGAGTATTTTAATTCCGGGTATTCATTAATTAAAGTATTCAGTTCTGCCGGTGTGTTTGCAGAATGAACTTTCTTGATAACATCAGCTAATTGGTTTTCTATAACCTGTGATTTAGCTAGTTTTCTTTGTGTAGAGAATGATGATAAGTCCGCTAAATGACTGCTCATAGATTCTATAGCTTTGTCATATTGGTGTATAACCGAGTTATATTCTTTAATCTTAGCTATTTCTGCATTTGTCTTAGCACTTTCTGGTTTATTTAATAGTTTATCTCTCTTTTCTACATAGTAATCTTTTAAGTCTTGTGTCTGCTTTAAAGAGAAAGCTGCATTTGTTATCTCAGAACTATTTAGTTTACCTTCTGACTTTTGTATATAAGGTTTTATTTCCTGGATATACTTGTACATATTCCTCATATGAGTATCCTCCTTCTGGGCTTCTTTAGCCATTTTTTCAAGATGCTCAAAAGTTCCTTTATGGAGGTGGTTCATTATTTCCTGGGAATACACCATTCTTTCAACCATAGGGTTAAGTACGTCCGGGTCAATCTTGTTTGACAAGGTTGTAATCCTATCTGTTAAGGCTACCTTCTCTACCTCTTTCTTTAGAGCTTCCTCGCTTTCGAAAATCTTGTTTGCTCCTTTAATGAAGTTTTGCTGATCCTCATAAGCTTTCATTTGTTCTTTCCACCTGCTTTTTGCGCCTATACCTCTAGTCATCCCTGATTGAATAGGGCTAGATATGGCTCCGATTATACCGGCAGTTATAGTGGAGTTCAACCCGTATAATTCCCCGACCCTTAGAGTAAAGTCCTTGTCAAACTGGTCTACTATATATTGATCAGATTCTTTCAGTCTCTTTATTATGTTGCTACTTCTATTTGTCTTTTCAAATGTCGATAAAGCTTCGTACTCAGCCTCTTTTTTAAACACATCCTGACTGGCTTCCTCCAACATATTTAAAGGAACATCTGGTGCTGCTCCTTTTAATTTTTGAAGTATACTTGGTTTATCAATCATCCCTTTTCCAAACTTGGAAGTCATGTTGTCAAACATAGATAAGTTTAAAGCTGACTTTGCTATGTTCAAGTTATACACTCTTTGTGCTTGCTGGTTAGCTAAGTTGTATGCATCTCTTATGTCTTTTTCTCCCCTTAAAGTAGAGAAACCGACTTTTTCTAGGAATGCGTCATGTGCATCTACTGATTCATACATAGCTTCTCCGACACCTTGAAGAAACGTTGCTCCACCTACACTAGCTATTCTGGCTGCAGTCGGGCTAGATTGTAACATCAATTTAAACCCTTCATCTGCCCTCATAAGATTTCTGGCTACTCTTTCTGTTCTTGTAAGCCCGTTGGCTTTACTGGCCATATTAAGCAGTTTACCTGTAGCAGATACTCCTTTAGCTGCCCATGTTCCTGCTTTAGTTGCCATTCCTCCAGGAATAGCAAATCCAACAGAACTTTCTAGAATACCGCTGGCAGTTGTCCAGCTAAATACTTGGTCTATAATTCCTTCAGATTCTTTTTCGTAAATAGGCATAGCATTATCTACCCCACTTACAAACTTATCCGACAACCAATCTGTCACGGTACTCAAACTTTGAGAGTTCTCCATACCCGGTATGTTGAGAAGGTTTATATAAGACATAGGGTCTATCATATATCCTACATCCTTTAAAGCTACTCCTAAACCTTTAGCTATACCTCCTAATATAGCATTAGATCCTCTGGCGAAATTAGATTGCCTGGCTATTCTGTTGTCCACAATTTCATCATAGGATCCTAATGGCCCATAAAAATCATAGTCATCATCTAAATCTCTTTCATTATAAGAGTATCTTCCCATATCAGGGGATACCATCTTATATGCAGATTTCTCGAGAGTTGCTTGGTTAGGACTAAAATTACTTGCTGTGTTCGGATCTACCAACGGTGCAGTTTTCTTTTTAGACTTACTAGAGTTTTTAGATGGTGGGATATCTGTTCCAGAGTCTCCTCCTCCGTTTTCTATATTTTGTTGGGTATTAGGATCGAAACTATCTTGATTATAGTAAACCCTGTTCCCTTGACTATCTGTTATGTAATTTGCCATATAGTTTTTAATCTACAAAATCAATGTTAGATAACTCGTTAACCGTATAAGGGAACCTATTTATCACATTCCCATTATCATCATACAACTCTATAGCATAGTTATTTTTACTAATAGCTACTTTATCTTTAGGATTTGAATAAGCCCCCTTTGTTCCAGGTTTATCATGTGCAAGTAAGACAACAGAACCTTGAACTGTAGTTGGTTTACCATTAGAACCTGTAACAGTGTAACCTATCTCTTTATGTTCACCAGGATTCATGTAAGCCATAGTTTCTAGTTTATCAACACTTCTTTTTATAGTTTCATTCTCCAGGAATTGCTTAGTGTTTCCTATGATGTATTGACCTACGACCTCTTCTTCTCCTGTAGTATTCTTTTGTTTAAGGACTACAGCATTACCATAAACCAGATTTCTTTCAAACTTTACATCTCCTCCTGAATTTGATAGATAAACTTTTGGATTAGCTGCTCCTACTCCTATAGGAGTTATACTATATTCACCTGCTGTTGTACTTTTTTTGTAATTCAATAGAGCCTGTTGAAGTCCTACTAAAGTTTCCATATCTGTTATAGGTTTCTTACTAGTTAAACCCATAACTGGTATATTGGATCCTCCTTTATCCAGGTTTTCTCCTCCGAACATTTGATTTCCTATGTCAGCATAAATACCTTCAGGTGTTCCTTTGGGGAAAACAGTAGCCAAAGGACTTTCTTTAAACTCCTGATTATAAAAAGGATATTCCTCTGTATGTCCGCTTAAGTCATTCTTTATTCTTGGTACAACTACTTCATCATAGTATTCCAACTTTCCTTCTTTAGTTAAAGAACCATCAGCATTTAACCATTTATTTTCTAAAGCTTTCTTTTTAAAATCTTCTACTTCTTCATCATAAAACTTTTCTGTTGGTGTCATTTGCTTTTTTACACCTGTAAAGTCGAACTCTTCTTTCGATCTTAAGTAATCCTCCCAAAATCCCTCAGCGAGGTCCTCTTTCACTGCATCTACGTCTACAGTTTTATCCTTTCTATATTTTTCATTGATTTTATCCATATTAATTACGGACTCAACTATAGCACCTGTACTGTTAAAGCCGCTTTTAAATATATTCCATACTGTAGTAAGGATGTTTTTTGTGTGAGAAACAACTCTACTTACTCCAGGATTTGAGCTTGTATTATCCGGTTTAAGAACTTTGTCTGTGTTATTAAATGTAGTTATAGTGATATCATTCCTTCCTGTTATCGGATCTCCTGTTGGTGGAGGTGCGTCATTCTCCCCTCCCCCTAAATCTTTAACCACAGACTTTCTATAACCACCATCCATAACTGTTTCTTTAATAACAGACTCTGCTACTTTAGAACCCATTGCTGCAATATAATCATCAGTATACCCAACATAGTCTTTAAACGAACCCCTTTCAGAAGTTGGGTCTTCATACTCTTGAAGTACAGCTGTAAGTTTTGCTAAAACGTCATCTTTGTTTGAGGATATAGTTTTACCTTCACTTGTAACCATAACTACAGCTGATGATCCATCTGGCATTTTTTCTTTTTTAAACCTTGCTCCTCCTACAATAAGTTGTTTTGTTTCTTGAGATATACCAGATAAGGCTTGAGTAAAATCATCAACTATAGAGTATGACATAGGTCCAGTAGATTTCTGAAAAGCATTGGTAGACCCATCTTCATTAAAAGAACCAGCCCAACCTTTTTGGTACTCCTTATCTAAAACAAGGTTCATGTAAGCCGTGTTTTTATGATGAATCTTAAACACCTGTTCTTTCCATTGGTCTATAGCTGCCTTGTTTTGTTCCGCTACTTTAACTTTATTTTGAGTCTGTTGGTAAGTCTGCCTTAACTCTATAAAGTCATTTACGAAATTATCGCTAACTCCTTCCTTCGCTATCCGGTTAACAATATCATCTTTAGTTTTATGTATATTCCCAACCATAGAACTAACCACAGCCTCATCTTTACTGTCCACATTGTACTTCATAGTGTATGATGAAGCTGCTAACAAAGCATTAGTTTTAGCCTCAGCTCTGGCAAGAGGAACCATTGAGAATTGCTCTATAGAGATAGGATTAAAAACTGTCGGTTGAACTATTGGTGAAAATCTATTTACTGTCGCCATAATATTTATGTTGTATAATTATACATTTTCTTATTATTTATTAGTCATTGCTTGAGCAATTCCAGACTTCTCCTTCTCTTTACTAAATTTCTTAGCTATAACATAGTTAACCATACTTTGTCCTAGGTTTCCTATGTTTTGAGTAATCGCGTTACCGTAAGCAGTTCTTTGGGCATTATAAGCAGCTTCATTTTCCAGGTTAGTAGTATCAGCTAAGAATCTATTTCTGTTATTCAATTCCATAATACCGGCTTTTCCTTGCTGTACTCTGGCGATTTCTGCTGTATCTAACTGGTTAGCTTGAAGCATAGCATCTCCAATTGCTTTTCCAGTTCCGGCTTGTACAGCTGCAACATTAGAAGCGTATTGTCCAAAGTCTCCTGAAGAAGAATTCTTTAAAGCTTGTAAAGCTGTTCCTTGTGACCCTTCTATCCCTCTTATAACCTGCTGTCTGTTGACAAGGTTTTCTTTAAAGATGTTTGGATCTTGAGTACTGTAACCGATGTTCTTTGATTGCTTAAGTTGTCTCCTTTGTATTATAGATGAAATTAGCCCGGCTGTTTGAGTTCCATAACCGGCTATAGAAAGTCCGGTATCTATTTTAGATTCATTCTGTTTGAACCAATCCTCAGAGAAGAATTTAGGTTTATCTGGATCCTTTTTCATATACTCGTTCATAGCCTTATCTGCAGCGGAATCGTACCTTTTTAGTGGATTTAAACTATCCTCTGCTAGAATCTCTTCAGTTGTAAGTTCTCTATCTAAAGGATGTCCTCCATACACAAATTGGTTTACACCTTTACTTTTCTTTTGTTGTGCTTGAACCATTCTCGCTTTTTCTTCCTCGTGGAAACGTATGAGTTTATCTTTATAATCATTCTTAGTCATAAGAGATGGTAAATCTTTCTTTTCTTTAAACGTTCTATCTAAAGATTTAAATGCTTCGGCAAATGTTCGACCTTTAATAAACCCAGGTATCCCAGGATACTTACCAAAAGGTATATCGTTTGATACAATAAACTTTTTACCGTCAGTATCCGTAATAGCCAACTCTCCTTCTTGTACAGTATTCATCTTACCATCCGGGGACATTCCAATCGGTATCCCTCCCATAGGATGTTGTTCATGCGTACCTCCAGAATTAAAATACTGAAAGTCGTACTTATCATTAAACATAGGTTTCTTTGTTTCCTGAAGTTTAGTCGGATGAGTAGTAGGAACTATACCGTTTGCGTAACCTCCGTACTTCTTCATGTTTGCCCTTAAAGGGTTATTCCATATTCCTGCTTTTGCCATTGGTGCTGATAATAAAAGGTTTTGAGTTTTAATCATTTCTTCTTTCTTTTGTAAAGCTTCTGCTTCTTTTTTCTCTTTAGCAGCACTGGCTATTCCACCTATCATAGATAAAAACTCTCCACCTACTGCAACAAAAGGTGCAGCAGGGCCGGTCAATACGCTGGCAGAGGAAGCTAAGTTTCCTAATTCGGATACTACTCCACCGAAGTCATATTTTTTAACCTTTCCGCCATACTTAAAAGTATTACAGCCACATCCTGTTTTCTTTTTCATATCTTTATCCTTTTACATCAAACATAACAGTAACATCATCAAGTGCATAGTCCAGTATACCCTCATGTATTAGTTTTACAAAGATATAGATTTCTCTAAACCTTTCTATAGACATTTCTTTTCTAGGTAAGTGTGTTCTGTAAACACCGAACTTATTATAGGAAACTAAATCTAGCTCTCCAGAAGCACCATAAGGACTTGTAACTTCCAGCTTATCGAAGTTATCCCCCACCAATCTATATTCTAAATTATGAAATACCTTTTCGAAAGAAGGAAATGGACACATCATATAAGTTATACTTGATGGAAGTACATCATTCGATGCGTATTTTTCCATAAACCCATCACCAGGTTTTAAGAATAGAAGCTTGTTTCCGAAGTTTATGTGTTTTTTAACTACTGGTGTTTCGTGAGTATATTTTGCGATAAATTTCTTTATTAAAGAATTGTAAACCATAGAAAAGTTGTCAAACACAAAGAGTACTTCATCTGTATTTCTATGGTAAGCCGCACTGATTAGTTGGTTAGGATGTTGTTCCATTATCTCTCTTACACTTAAGGCAGTACTTAATTTATCTTGCTCTACTACATTTATAGTATTAGTTTTTCTGTCATAATAAAAAAGCGATGTTCCGTCATCAATAACAGTGTTTTTGTCAACACATCCGGCTACAGTCGTAATATACTTATGGTCATAAAGTACGGCTCCTATTCCTAGTTCTATGTTCACTCCATCTACAGCTTGAGTTTGAATCCTTGGGTTAATAGAAAGTAAGCATATAGCATTTTCCTGGAAAACTATTATTTCTCCTTTAAAGTTATAGAGTTTCGATATACTGCCATAAACTCCTTCCAAGTACCTATTTTCATTTACAGGAAATTTTAGCCAACTATCTATAACTTCATTAGGAAACTTTTCAGCTGAGGATTGTACTACTGAATTAAACATATTAACTTCATTATAAAAAGCAGGTACGCTTAAAGCTTTTCTAAAATTAGGTGATTGATTATAAGCACTTAGTAGTTTGTGATTATCATCTATTCTATACAATCCATAATTAATAGATGGATTAGGGTTATTTATCCATTGGTACTCCGAGTCGCTTCTACAAAATATATTATGATTGTTTTCTATATCCGTTATTTTTATGTGTTCGTATATGTTGTAAGTTCTGTCTTTTAATAAGTTTTCAGAGTCTACTCTATTTACACATAAAGGTCCTTTGTATATATCCCCTATATAATCTACTAAATCAAAAGATACATCAGAAAATGATAGTTCTCTTACAGATCCATTCACAAGATATTCATTTCTTTGTTTAGATGTATAAGTATTACCTCCATATTGACCTGTCAAAGTCCTGCATAAGTCTACTATCGGTATTCTTCTTATATTATCTGGACCTGTTAATAATCCAAATCTTCCCCAATCTGCATCTAAATAGTGCCAATCCGCAGCACTGAATTCTAGTGCTATACATCCTGAATATTTATTGTATAAACTAGCTGTACCGCTTATAGAATCTTTTAAAATATCCTCTGCATCAAGGACATTCGATGCAACCCTTGTATTTGAGTTTAATGATAATGATTCTTCCTTTTTGAGGAATGTACTTGGATTAGATAGAGTTACCTTTTCATAAGTATCTGTATCTCCGGATAATAAATCTAACTCATTATAGTTTCTAAAAAAAGAAGCTTTAAATGTTTTAGTATCCCCAGTTTGAGTTATTACATGTAAGTAATGAGTAGGAGATTCTGAAAAATCCGGATTATATCCAGTTAATTGTAGACTATTATATAACTTTACTTTTGTAGATTCTCCACCTACTATCTGCTCTAGAAGAGTATAGTTATTTGTATCTATTTGCTTTGCTGTACCTCTACAAACTATAAATGTACCGCTGTCTACTATATTTTCAAATATAGTATCCGATGAATAAAAAAACATAACTTCACTATATTCTGTAGGATAAAATAAGTCTGTATCATGCCAATCTTTTCCATCTGTATATGCTGTACCTATTACAAGTCCTGCGTCAGTTACGTTGTATAAGTCTTTTACATTGTGATACGGGCGATAATAATTGTCGTATAAAGTTGCCGGAGGATCTGAATATCTAACACCAGGTACAAGAAATCCTTGAGATATTACACTTCTATCCCATTCTTTACGTTCAACCATTACTATTTGATATTTAGTACACCCTAAAGATGTTGCTAATGTTTGACCGGCAGATGTTAAAGTCATTAAAGGCCAGTAAGACTCTTTCCATTCAGCATAAGGAATCTTATAATCGCATACCCATTTAGCTGGACTAGGTTGGCCGTAATTATTATAAAACACAATACCGAATCTATATGTCTCTCCTTGTTTTAAGGAAGGGTAATTAAACCTGGCTAATTCCCCTGTCATGCTTATAGCTTTAAACCTTATCTGTACATTAGGCCCTGTAACACCAAAATAAGACGTAGATTTCATCCTACCATATACTATTTGATCAAAGTTTATACAATCATGTTCTTTACCTGGTATTAATGTACTAAAATCAGTTCTTATCGCAGAATCGGATCCATCTGCATTTTTAACTCTATAATTAATGGAGTTTAACTCATGACCAAAAGCTCTTGTATCTATGTCAGGATTGAAATTATTTATTTTATAGTTTGCTACAAATAGTCTATTTCTTTTTACAGCCATTGTATTTACTACCAAATCTCTTCCTCCTATAGAAACAAGTTCAAATTCAGAAGAAGAAGAAATACCTTCATTACCAGCATCTACGAAAGAATAAGAAGAACCAAATTTGTCCTCTACTATAAGTCTGATTTCAGGTGTTTGATCCTTTTCTAAGAAGTGAACTCTGTAAATTCTTATATATTCGTAGTTCGTTGTAACAGATATACTTAATTGTATAGATAATCCTGTATCTTGAGTAGATTCAAAACCTTCACTAGGTTTCGATACAGAAATCATTCTCGATAAAGGGGCTATAATGGATTGGGCTCCGTTTATATTAAATAAAGAATATGTATACTGTACATTTCCTGGTTTTACGTTTCCTCCTGTAACTAAAGCAGTTTGTGCTGGAAGTAAATCTGTTTTTTCTATAATACTTATATTAGTAGATGGATTTAATACATTTATAGATTTTAAGTTTTGAACACCATCTGTCCAATACAGTTTTATAATATCCTCATTTTCATAGTTCGCGACTACATCAAGCTCGTTTTGACAAGATAATTTAAAACCCTCTGTAGATACTGATGTTGAAATCATACTTATAACTACAGCTCCACTAGCTCCTACTCCTCCTGTACCGTAAATTCCTGGCGAATATATATCTTCTACACCCCTTCCACCTCCTCCACCGGTATAAGTACCTGCAGAACCATCGATAATAGCCTCACCATCTCCACCGGCTCCACCAGTTCCTTGTAAACCTCCAATAGGCCCTCCTGCATTAGAACCATTTCCGCTAATTACACTAGGGCTATTAAAGATAATATCTCCTATGTTATCATCTCCGGTTGATGACCCATCAGCATTTCCGCCAAATGCTTTTACTAAATCTGTAATACCAAAACTAAAGGCACTTGGATTACCTGCGACACTTACATCAGGTAAACTTGATGGTAAAGTCTCATCTGCTACAATTATAGTATATATTTGTCCAGGAGTTACCGATAAAGTACTTTCTGCATAGGAACCTCCGGCTCCACCTCTTCCAGAGGCGCTACTTCCATGCATCCCTGTAGCACCTGCTCCATAACACCCTACAGTAATTGATGTCACTCCTTCTGGTATAGTTAGGGAATATATTCCTGGTATATTATACTCTGTATTTAAAGCTCCAGAAGAATTACTTAAAATAACACTTACTACTCCTTCAGGGGTTACTTCTATCAGATAATTTTTACATGGAGAGGGATTTGGAGCATCTATAGTGCCTGTGTTATTTGTAATAAATAAATATAAGTTACTATTAATCTCAGAGTTACCTACAACACAAAACCCGTTTAAATTATCAGGAAATAAATTTGCCGGTATTAGTATCTCACTGCCATGGATAGGTTTTATAGAAAGAGATCTTCCATTGTTTATTATACGGATATTTTCCGCATCCCAATAAACATCTGCTTTCCTTTTATCCGGTGCAGTATCCTGGTCTATTCCTGTACCTATATATCTCTCCTTCTTAATCATTTCTAGTGTCTTTTAAGTTTTTCAGGCAATCCTTCATATTTAAACCCGGCTTCATGTCCCTCCCTTTTTGGGATCAATGATATTATAGAGTTAAATAGTGACTCTGTTTCCTCGGGATTAGGTATTAGTCTACTTGAAGTAGCTTGACCTAGATACCATGAATACTGAACTTCTGCTCTTTCTAGTACACTTGCTGGCATTAAACCTGCTTCAACCGCATGAGTGAAGTACCTTACTTTAACATAGTTCTCTATTGCGAGAAGTAAAGATTCATCATCTGGTATAAGTGGACTTCCGTTCTCATCCATGTTCATACCAGTATAAATCAACTCTATTGTTCCTGATTCAAAACTAGTATGAATGTAATCTTCGATATGCTTGTATTGAAGCGTACTTTTACTTAAGTCTGTAAGTTTATCCGTAAACTTTATTCTATCGTCCTGACTAACTACAAGTCTTTTATAAGTTTTGTTTTCATTGTCAAGTAAAGTTACAGATTTTACTGTTCTTAAATCTGATGGGATTCGAACTTTAAATCCTATAACTTTCAACTCTACTCTTTTTTCAGTAAAGTACCCTGGCACACCTATCAGCCTTAATACAGTAGCTACATTAGCTATTATAGCACTCTTGCTAATATTAGCTAGTATAGGATTTTCGTATATCCTAAAGATTAATTTATCTATACTAATCATTTCCTTAAAGTTTAAAGTTTGTTTCTATCGCAACAGCTTCTCCGGCTAAAATAGTATCCCTCATAACCACTTTATTATTTCTGTAAACAGAGAACCAATAAAATGCTTTATTTACAAAGTTACTTTTTTTCCAGTACACACGATATATAAATCCATTAGTTTCTTCGTTATCTCTGTATATCCTTAGTTTTTTATTTCCAGTTTCTTTACAGGCTTTTACTGTAGCCTGAATGTTCAAGACTTTATTTGTTAAAATTGTTCCGTCTTCGTTAATTTTTGTTTCTGGCAAATACTTTATAACAAAAAATTCTCCTATATCTTTTATGGAGAATTTATATGCATCACAAAGCATCTTTTTGAATATCTTTTGAAAAACTTTAAACAGTATCGCTGTATATAAAGTTTGGCTCGGAACAATTTTCCTCTTTCTGACTGAGCCTTTTATAAAACTTCTATAGTAATTATAGAGTTTATACAGAACATATACATTTTGTTTTACTCCTCTTTCTTTTATCATTGCGGTGTTTTATTATCGTCTACAGTATCAATCCTGACTCCTAACTCCTTATAGAGCATTTCAACTATTTCTGGCTTTAAAATATTCCAGAGATGTTCAGCTATAGGGTAATCCTCCAATGCTTCTGTTAATTCATTTATTTCTGTTATATCATCCGGAACTTCTAGTATAAGATCCACAGCCACACGTTTTAAATGCAGTACTACTGTATCTTTAGTGATGAAGTACATTCTTCTATCTGAATCTATAAATGCCACTATAGTATCGTCATTGAAGTAGGCTCCTGCATAAACAGCCCTTTGTTTATCCATGTACTCTATCTCAGAGTGTATTCTGTCTATAGGTCGAATCTCTACATTTTTAAATATATTCCTTCCTATAAATCTTGGTACTTCTTTTACGGTCCTTAATATTTGCTTTCCAATTGGAACTGATGGTAAATAAGATCTATCGACTCTCTCTGTCTCAAGAAATAGAGTTTGAATATAATCCAATTTACTTTCTCCCAAGTTTTTTACTTGATGCTGCCTTATATATTTAGCCCTTGTGGTATCAACCAGGTGAAGCAAACGAGAATTTGTTAAGGTTGTATCATTTGAATGAGCCCTTAAGCTTTCTTTTAAATCGTATATAATCTTATCTACCAACATATCTTAACGTCTTAAATATTTTAACCAACTAAAAGTAGTCACTGACTTATAGTAATAATCGATTTTTTCATTTTTATCAGCTTCCCTTTCGAATGGAATAGCTTTATACGCATCATACCATTTCCATCTAACAAGAAAATGAATTAAGTAGAATAAACCGTACAAAATAAAAAATGGTATAATTAAAAGTTTTCGTTGTTGAGCTGCATGAGTCATTTCATGATTAACTAATTCTCTGGCTTTTTCTACTCCATAAATCTTTACAATATATTCTTTAGGTTTACTGATAAAGATATGAAATAAAGTAATACCTAAAAATCCTTTAGGCACTACTCTTGAATTATAGAAAATTTTTACTTCCATTTGTCTAGGTTTAATCTATGTTCATTAATTACACCATCTATCACATGAAGTGTGATTTCCGAGTTTTGAAGTTCTTTTTTCAATTGATCGATTTTATTGATATAACTGACTTTGATTTGACCAAGCTCCTCAATTCTCTGCTGTGCTGCTTCGATAGCATCTGCAATAGATAAAGTTTTAGTTACTTCTTCTTGTCTGATTGTTTGTTCAGTAATCTTTTCTTGTATTACTCTTAATTTATTTCCTGCTTTTGTCATTTTATATAGTTTTTATTTAAATTGTTCATACAAATTTATAGAAAATATAGTAACTTATTATAATTCTTTTACTTTAATGTGTAATACAGGAAACATATTTTTAAAAAATACTCCCATTTCCTCTATATCCTCGTCATTCTTTTTGTAATACCATATTATCTTACCAGGGGATTTTTGTAATGTCAGTATATAGAATAAATCATAAACATACCTTTGACTTAAAGTGTTGTAATAGTCGAATTGAAATGTAAAGTTTATTGAAGCATTCCTTGCTATAAGCCATCTTACAGCTTCCTTTACTTCAATAAATTTGTCATCTATACCATTAGCCTTAAAGTTTCCAGAGATTCTACAATCTCCATTTGTTTTTATAAGTACTTCAGGTGTAGTCGCTGTTTTTTCTATATACAAATCTCCTATCATGCTATAGCTTCCTTATATTCACTCAAGTTATTCCATGTGTGTACATCATCAATAAAAGACAATAAAATAACTTTTGTATACTCATCCATAGTATCTATAAAGTTAGGCCCATCTTCCTCATCAAATCCATTTTCTATTAGAGTAACCTTTAGTAAATCCAGATGTTTGAATGGTATCCGAACATCCTCATTTAAGAAGAAATCGAGAAAAGATACTGTATGCACTTTACCAGCACTGTACTTATATTTCTTTGTAAGATTTATGTCAAATTTAATATACCTAGTTATAGATGTTTTTATGTTTTCGAATTCTATATCCAAGAAATCAGACATCTCATAGTCTATTTTTCTGTATTTACTATAGTAGTACCTAAATGACAATGCTTCTAATTGCCTTGCCATCAATTTTAGGATCGCTACGAATGGTTGTGGAAGTTTCGATAAAGCTATAATATTGTAAGCTCTTGTTTGTATTGTACTCCTGAGATTTCTTTCAAATACTGACTCATCTATATGAGCCAATAGTTTTTCTTTTATTTCACTTGTTTGTTGGTAATTTTCTTTAAGACTATCGACTATAATTTTATTACTCTTTTTTGAGTTTCGAGCTTGATTAATCCCAGCTAACACTGCTGGTATGATGGCTATAGCTGCTACAATAATTGCTGAGATTGGTTCCATAAAAAGTTTATATAAATTAGATTACAAATTTAGTATAATAATAGTTTAAGTCATAGCCCTATAAATTAAATAACTTCCTTGTTTTGCTGTTATTGCTGAACTAGCAATCTCACTTGCAAACCGAATATTGAACAATCCAGTGGAATCCGATAAATGAAATCCTTCAATTACAGCAAAGTTTCCTGCTGCTCTCGAACTACCTGAATTACTTGCTGCTGGGCTATCAAATGCCGACACCTGTGCATTCCTAGTTTCAGTACCGCCAGCCTGCCCGTAATATGAAGTATATGAGGTGCCTGCTGCTGTACCACTTGCAGTAACAGTCCAACGTGAACCAGTAGTTGTTGCGGCTGCATCATAGTATATCACTGCTTTAAAGTAATATAGAACTCCAGATGTTGTACTGAATTGCAAATTTC